CGCCTCGATCGTCAAAAGCAACTCATCGCTCAAGAGCGTGAAGTCCAAGCTCTCATTAGCCAAGCCTAATACAACGCCATCCTTCGGGGTGGCTTGTAACTTCCTACACATAGGAGTCCAACACATTTAGATAGTCTATTAAATAGACAGAGTACGTACACAGTCCACTCTATTCATTACTACTGCTGCTCTATCTATCTCAGGTATAGCTGAGTAGTGGACAGTTGAGTGTTAGTTCATTACTTCCACATCTCTATTCTCCCAAATCATCATCATTCCCATCTCACTCCTCATTCCGATACTCAACCTATATACAGATAGCCTACGGCTATGTATTGGTATCTATCACCTCATCTCTCTCTAACTAAACCAAGGAATAACTATGTCCAAGCTCTCACACATCTTCTCTACCTATGTAGAAGCATACATTGCACTGTTCTTATTCATGTTCGCTCTACTAGAACTTGCTGCCTTTATCTCTAGCCCAGACCAAACACGGTCTTACATCTTCTTAATTGCATCTGTTGCTTTCTCTGCTATCGCTGTTTACAACGTGCGATGCATTGTTCGCCGCGAGCAAAAGCACTCACGTTAACTACATCTTGATGGCCTACGGCCATGTTCGTGGAATGACCAAGGCTGTCTTGTGTTCATCCACCCATCTAACCTACTTCTGGAGAAGTTATGTCCTATCACCAATTACCTGCTGATACCCAGTCCTACTTAATGGACCACGACCTACTTGATGCGCTTGAAGACGCATTGAATTCAGAGTACTCAGACGACTGCTACGCCTGAGTCACAACTTCCTCTTACCCAAACAGGACTCTTAGTAGTCCTTTTTCATTGATGCATTGGAATATAAGCATGAGTAACTTTATAACTGGCGTCCTCACCATAGCTTGCTTTGCAGCCATCGGAGTGATGCTTGCGTTGGGTGTGTAGTCCTTGTACTTTTAGTTAATTAATAACGATAAGTACAGCTAATTTCTTCGTACAATCACGTCTCCAATACCCTCTTGGTATTTACCTTGTTTTGTAAGCGTGATGACAGTTTGGCCTACGGCCATCTCTTGGGCTTGACCCAATAAATCCTTTTAAATCCTTTCTTCTGGAGCTAACTCATGACATTCCGTTCAAACGCCGTACAAAACACCAACACCAATACCAGCAATGAAAGCTGGAAAGCACAGGGCTTTCTCAACCTGTACCTGCCATCGAAAGATGGTGGCAAGCGTCGCAAGCTTGGCGCGATTCCACTGAAAGAGTCCAAGCCAAGCGAAAAGCTCTTGCTTGAGTGGCTGACAGAAGACCCAACGCGGGTCGCAGCCATCTTGTCAAAGTTAGTAATCGAGTTTCAGTCTTCTCAGGCATCTGAGAGCACTGGGTTCGACCTAACCTGATAACTACACCGCTTCTCACCCTATTTGGGTGGGAGGCGGTTAGTTTTTTCATCTACCTGTACAAAAACTCAGTTAAGACAGTCAACCTCACTATGACCTCAAGCTAGCTCCAGACACTCACTTGTATATGCCTGCGCGTTCCTAACGCGTGGGTTTTTTTATGTCTACAGCAGAACTCCAGTAGATCTTCACCTGGCCTACGGCCATTGTGGTGGCGTTATTGCCAGCTACTTGGAGTACTACATGACAACTCTTAATGAATGCCAGAGCACCGAACCACCGTTCAAGCTCATTGTTGCTGGTGGACGGGACTACACCGACTACGAACATCTAAGCCGTGTGCTATTCGCCATGGCTGATGTTGAGTTCGCTGACAAAGAAGTCTCCATCGTCAGTGGCATGGCCAGAGGCGCAGACAGACTAGCCGTGCGATTTGCCAAGGACAACTATGTTGATCTGCACGAGTTCCCAGCCGACTGGCATCAATACGGCAAGCGTGCCGGCTTTATGCGCAACGCACAAATGGGCGACTTCGCAGATGGTCTTCTGGCCTTCTGGGATGGTCAATCCAAAGGCACCGCACAAATGATTTCATACATGAAGAAGTTGAACAAGTTTGTTCACGTCATTAACTATTAAAGGAGCTTCACATGGAAACCATGCGCGACATAGTTGTTCAGGAACTGAACGAGGAACGCTACAACCGTAAGCACATTGACTTGAAGATCCGTAAAGTCATTGAAGCCAACAGCTTCATGCAGGACAAACTCACTCAAGGTGTGGAGCTGATCACAGCTTACATGAATGGAGAGTACTACGACTCCAAAATGAGGCGTGTGGCACAGCTACAGAACATGGACATACCTGCCTTGGTAATGGACATGTTTGTAGGTGTGTCTTATTCACAGATCCCTGAGCTGTTTACTTCAGTGTCCTCGCAGATGGCGTCAAGACTGAAGTTTAGCGACAGGACAGAAGCCATTACAACAGTGGCAGAACTACTAGCAGTGTTGTGCAATACCGATGCATTTGACATCACCAAAGACGGCCCAAACGCCAGCTTGATGGTGGAGTCACGCATCCCATTGCCTGATGCACTGGTGCAGTTCATTGACAACAGTCAGTTCTTACCACCCATGGTGTGCGAGCCTTTAGAGTTGACTCACAACTACTCTTCGGGCTATCTCACGCACAACGATTCCTTGATCCTCGGATCTGGAAATCACCATGACGGAGACATCTGTATAGACACTTTGAACATCATGAACAAGGTGGCACTGCAGTTGGACACGGACTTCCTAAGTACTGTGGAAGAAGAGCCAACTTTTGACTTGGACACGCAAGACAAGGAAGAGAGTTGGGCACGCTTTAAGAAGCAAAGCTACCACTTCTATCACCTTATGGCAACGCAAGGCAATAGGTTCTACCTGACTCACAAGGTAGACAAACGAGGACGCATTTACTCACACGGCTATCACATCAACACTCAAGGATCTTCTTTCAAAAAAGCGATGCTTGAGCTGGCTGACGCGGAGCTGATTGAAGGTGTACCAACAAACAATTAACCCAAGGATTTCCCATGAAAACATTCACAGGATGGCAGTACCTGCTGATCGACTTGGCCAACCAGTTTGGTCATGACAAGTTAGTCTTTGAAGAACGTATTCAGTGGGCAGAAGACAACTTGAGTAACTTAGAGGCATTGGCTGAACAAGCTGAAACCAAGCCTCTGTACAACAAGGCCATGCAAGCTATACGCAAAGCCCAAGCAGGTATTCCAAGTGGTCACATGGTGGGCTTGGATGCTTGTTGCTCTGGCATTCAGTTGATGTCAGTCCTTACAGGCTGCATCAAAGGTGCCACAGCTACAGGCTTGGTCAACCCTGACGAAAGATCTGATGCTTACACCTACACCAATAAGGTAATGGGTGACATCTTAGGCAGCGACGTGGCGATCAGCCGTGCTGACGCGAAGCAAAGTCTGATGACTTCCTTCTACGGCTCCAAAGCCATGCCTAAGCAGATCTTCGGGGAAGACACGCCTGAGCTAGATGCTTTCTACCAGGCTGCCAACCAAGTAGCACCTGGTGCATGGGAGTTGCTGCAAGACCTCTTGGGCAGCTGGAAACCATGGGGCTTGATGCATGAGTGGAAGCTACCAGATGGGTTTGACGCCAAAGTCAAAGTCATGAACAAGAGAGAAGTACGCATTGAAGTTGATGAGCTAGATCACGCCACATTCACCTATGAGTTTTATGAGAACTTGGGTGCAAGGCATGGTCTGTCTAACGCTGCCAATGTCGTTCACTCTGTGGACGCTTATGTGCTTCGTGAGATGCACAGGCGTTGTAACTATGACGCAGACATGGTGAATGTAGCTTACCGGCTACTGGGTGCTGAACGTGTAGACCGTATGCACGGAGACTCTCAACAGTTGGACAACCCAACTGGCAAGCTGGCCTATTACATAGATCAGTATGAGCGCAGTACCTTAGCCAGTGCAGTCATCTTGCCGTACTTGAACGCTGACAACATCCAGCACCTGAGTGACAAACATCTGGAAGCATTGTGGGAAGTCACAGAAGGCATGACGACTTACTCACCCTTCGCGTTGGTGACTGTTCATGATGAGTTCAAAGCTCATCCGAACAACCTCAATGCAGTGCGGTGGCAGTACCGTGAACTCATGGCGGAGATAGCAGAGTCCATGGTGCTTGATGACTTGCTCAGTCAAGTACATGGCAGGTCAGGCGTCTTCCCAAAGATGACGTATGACTTGGCGGACCATGTTCGCAACAGCAACTACGCTTTGAGCTAACAAGCAAAAATCTACGTGCCATCCTGGCACTTGGTGAACTAGGACTAGTGGACATACCTGAAAAGGTGTGTCCACTTTTTTTTTAAACATACTTCAAAGGACTTGTATGAAAGACGACCGGAAGTTTCAGTTCTTTTTAGCCAAGCTCTTTGGAGACTTGGTCATCTCAGTCGATGAAGGCACTAGGTTAACCGCATACATCTGGCGTGACCGTATCTATGTTGTGGAGATGACTAGAGAAGTATTGCCTGATGAGCCAAAACATCCAAACCGATAACCTAACTCATCAGAATTTTGTTTTTTGACTATACACACCCGATACCTTCACTGAAAGATTGACATGAAAACACATGAATTAACAGGAACCGACCTAAACGAAGCGGTGGCGAGATGTCTGGGTATTGTGCATACCCGCTACAAGGGGCAAGTGGTCGATCAGTTTTGGAACCCACTCATGTACGACGACGACTGGTCACTAGCAGGCGAGATTATTGAGCGTGAGCGTATGGGTGTTTGGAACTGCGAAGCGGTGGTTGACGCGGACGGCAACGTCGAGCGGGATAAGTGTTGGTACGCCGAAGACAAGGACGGCGACCATGTACAAACAGGTCCAACCCCACTGACCGCCGCTATGCGGTGTTATGTAGCGAGTAAACAATGAAAACACATGAACTAACAAACGTCCAACTTGATTGGGCAGTGGCGCAGTGTGAGGCCGTGGCGGTTATATATCACGATGATGGGATTACCCGCTGCATTATGAAGTCAGATGGCCGTAACGGCTACGAAGGTCGCTACCAACCATCAACCGATTGGGCACAGGGTGGACCAATTATTGAGCGAGAAAAAATAGAAGTTTTCCATGAACGCAACGAATGGGGTGCGTTGATCAACGGCAATTTTGAATTTAACTGCTGTGTGACCCCACTATTCGCAGCTATGAGCTGCTATGTAGCTAGCAAGCTGGGCTACGACATTTGGATACCAGAAGCGTTAGAAAGATGAGCCCATTCATTCTGAAACTCGTACCCATGCTATTCAAGACAGTCAAAGTAGCCATTGTTCTACTACCGCATGTCTTAGCAGCACACCACCACATTAAAACCAAACCAAAGGAAAAATCATGACTGTTAAATGCATTAATGATCTGGACAAGCGAGACATTGCTAAGTTCTACCAGCAACAACTCTCTATCAAAGAGTTAGCCGACATGTACGGCTACTCAGAACGCACCATCAGGCGCGTACTACAAGAAAAATCATTGGTACCCACGCCTAGAGCACGACCAGTAATAGTCTCTACTCAGCCCAGCCTTGTTCACACAGTACTGAGCTTCATTAAAAACCTGTTCACCGTCAAACAACCGAATGTCTAAAGATTACTGTCAACCTCAACCGTCACTCCGTGCGGTGGCTATGCCTTTGTTCCCTACATTAGGCAGCTTACAAGAAGTAATGGACTTCGCAGACTCCAAGATACCTATTACTACCAAGAACGACATCACTACTTTGCTGATGACGTACCACAACACATTGCTTCATCAAGTTCGCCTTGGTTACTAAGCCATAAAGAAAGGCTGTCATGCAAGCGAGTCAAGAATTTCACCTGGCCCAAGCTTACAAAAGCCAAAGTCTTATCCGGCATGTTGTTTACCGACCAGATCAAAGCAAAGACCTGCCCTGGGCTTCCTACTACCGAGGCAACCGAAGCGTGAGCTTCACCACTTTAGAAGAAGCCCAAACCTTCCACTCACAACAAGGAGATCCCCTTGTCATAACCAAGTAAAGATTCAAATGAAAGTCAAAGTCTCTCAAGCCGTCACCCTGATCACGGCCATCATCAAAGCCAAGCTGGTTCCCATGCTTTCAGGCAGCCCAGGCTGTGGCAAATCCCAAATAGCCTACAAGATCGCAGCTGACTACAACTTGAAAGTCATTGACCTTCGATTGAGCCAATGTGATCCAACAGACCTGCTGGGCTTTCCCACCATCATGGGAAAAAAAGCAGGCTATGTGCCAATGGATACCTTCCCCATTGAAGATGATCCATTGCCTGCAGGTTACTCTGGCTGGTTGCTGTTTTTGGACGAGTTCAACTCAGCCTCACCTGCTGTACAAGCTGCTGCTTACAAGCTCATCTTGGACCGCATGGTAGGTCTGCATCATCTGCATAAGAACGTGGCCATCATGTGCGCAGGTAATCTGGAGACAGACAACGCCATCGTGCAACCTATGAGCACTGCATTGCAGTCTCGCCTAGTCCACTTGGAGCTAGAGATTGATTCCTGGGAATGGGTCGACTGGGCCAATGAAGCCAAAATAAACCATCGCATCGTGGACTACATCAAGTTCAAGCCAGGTGCTTTATTCACGTTTCGACCTGACCATACAGACAGCACCTATGCGTGCCCACGCACCTGGGAGTTCTTGAGCCGTCTCATGGCTGTAGTTCCAGCAAGCGAGCCAGAATCGCTGCAGCTGTACGCAGGCACTGTGTCTGAAGGCGTAGCGCGTGAGTTCATCACGTTCTGCAAGATCTACGACACCTTGCCCAAGATTAAACAGATCGAGGCAGCACCAGACACTATTAATATGCCAACGGAGATATCTGTGCAGTACGCCATCACAGGCGCATTGGCACACAACGCCACGGTATCCAACTTGAGCCAGCTCATGAAGTTCATCGTGAGGATGCCGCATGAGTTTCAAGTCATTACGGTGCGAGAAACTACCCAGCGTAACAAAGCATTGTTGCAACACCCCGCCATTGTTAAGTGGCGCACGGACTTTGCTGAAGCGCTATTTTAAATTAGTGTCTAGATAGTATGTAGCCACCCTTGAGGTGGCTTTTTTTTTGTTCGACTTAATCTGAAAGATACTCAAATGCAATTCATCAAAATGTTTAATCCATTTCTGCAACCTGCAACTCAAGATATTATTCGCACCAGCTTAATAGAATATGAACGCCATTTGTTGGAGCACGAAGCAGCCACTTCATATAGCCAAAAAATGGTGGAGTATTACCGCGATGGTATTAAACGATTGCAAAAACAAGCAATTGAATTAGTTTAAGTTAATCACGGGCCATAGGCCCATTTCAATTGAATTGCTCCTATGTCCAATACCCCACAAAGCGACGCACAGCTTGCCCTGAGTAAAGCCAAGATACAACTGATGTTGCACCCAGACTCGGTGTTTTACACCACTTTGGCATATTCACTCAAGCAATCATTTGATGACTCAATTCCTACTGCCGCTACCAACGGCACAGTCATTAAATACAACACCAAGTTCTTCATGGATTTAAATCCTGATGAGCGTATCTTCCTGATGTTGCATGAATCTATGCATTGTGCTTATCTGCACATGATACGTGGTGTAACTTACGACAGGCATATATTCAATATTGCTTGTGATCACGTCATTAATCTGCAGCTCATTGAGCGAGGTTTCCAAATGCCTAAAGGCGGTTACGCAGATCCTACTTATACAGGCATGAGTGCAGAAGATATCTACAAGATACTCATCCAATTACCCAAGCCTCCTCCACAACCCATGGATGGTGACTTGCAAGATTGTGATGAGCCTTCTGAATTAGTTGAGCGAGAAATACAAGACATATTAATGCGTGCAGCATTAAAGTCTCAAATGGCTAATGAAAAGCCAGGTGCTATTCCAGGCGAGATTCAGATATTCCTAAACAGGTTACTGGAACCTAGACTGCCTTGGCATCGTATTCTGCAAAAGTATCTGTTGGCGTTTGCAAAGAATGATTACACATTCCGCAAACCAAACAGGAGATTCTTTCCGCAGTATCACTTACCTAGTTTGTTCAGCAACCAATTAATTGATATAGCAATTGCTGTAGATATATCTGGCTCAGTTACCGACGAAGACTTTCTACGATTTGTCAGTGAAACACAAAACATCATGAAAATGATGAAGCCAGAAAAGATAACACTGGTGCAATTTGATACTGAAATTAAATCTGTCTCTAAAGTACGTAATGTACGTGATCTGATGGATATTGATTTTATAGGCCGTGGCGGTACACATATTAATCCTGTGCTTGAATGGGCTAATGAAAATAAACCACAGCTATTACTGGTATTCACTGACGGCTATTTTCATTTTTACAACCTAGATACTAAAGTCAAAACACTTTGGCTTATCCACGACCACAAAGAATTTACTGCGCCATTTGGCAAAGTTATTCATTACTCAATGGAGAATTAAATGAACTATGCAGAAGCACTGAAAACAATCACTTCTCAAGAGACTAAAGATAACTGGATGGTGCTTAAAATTAATTACGACACCAAACTAGTTTTGCCATTTAAAGCAGGTGTAGCTTTTATAAATGGCTTATCTAATGCTGAAGTGCTTTGTGAGACATATCACGAGCAACACACTATTACGGAATTTCGACGAAGTTCTATTGAAGTCAGTATCTTGTCCCACGCTGAGTATGTACGCATCAAAGTTGCAGCTCTCTTGGGAGTTAAGCCAGATGAGCTGCTTGCGCCTACTCTTACAGAAACCGCCACATGAACGCTACTGCTGAAATCACCCTCACTACTGACCAACTGAATGCTTTGCGAGCCTTTCACCGCTTCCTACTGGATCCCACAGAAACAGTGTTTGTGCTCTCAGGCTACTCAGGCTGCGGCAAGTCAACCTTAGTTAGCACCATGGTCGACAAGATCCCTGGCTACCTTAAAAGCGCCAGCTTGCTTAACGCAGAGCAGTGTGAGTACGAAGTAGAGCTGACCGCTACTACCAACAAAGCTGCTGAGAACCTGAGCCAAATCACTGGCCAAGATGCTGGCACCATCCACGCTTTTTTAGGTTTGCGAGTAGAGACAGACTACAAGACCAACGTCTCACGTTTGATTCCACGCAACTCAGATGTCAAAACAGGTTTTATCTTGTTCATTGACGAGGCCAGCTACATTGACTCTCAGCTGTTGGGTTTCATCTTTCAGCGCACCAAGCACTGCAAGATTGTCTTTGTCGGGGATCCTGCGCAGCTCACCCCTGTCAAGTCTACCGGCACCCCCGCATTCAACGTCATGTTCCCTGGGGCGGCACTCACCAGCGTGGTACGTCAAGCTGAGGGCAACCCCATCGTGGACTTGTCTACCAAGTTCAGAGACACCGTGAACTCAGGTGAATTCTTCAAGTTCAAACCTGATGGCCACCACGTCAAGTACCTAGAGCGGGATGCGTTTAACCAAGCGATTGCAACGGAGTTCAGCCGATCTGATTGGAGCTACTCTGACTCCAAGATCTTGGGCTGGACCAACAAGTGCGTGATTGGTTACAACCAGTTTGTCAGCACCCATGTCAAGGGTGATCCAAACTTTCAAGTAGGTGATTACGCCGTGTGTAACAGCTTCTTTAACCAAGGCAAAAAGTCCTTGAAAACAGAGCAGCTGGTTCAGATCACAGGCATCTCCCCAGACCTTGAGAACTTAGGTGTTTTGGGCAACAACTTCAGCGTCAACAACGACTTTGTTGCCTTTATGCCCAAGACGCTTGAGTCCAAAAATGCTCGCATCAAGCAAGCCCGTGCAGCAAATGAGATGCACTGGGTCACCCAGATGGAGGAGCGTTGGATTGATCTAAGGGCTGTCTATGCCTGCACGATCAACAAAGCTCAAGGATCCACGTTTGACCAGGTCTTTATTGACTTGGACGATATCAGCCGCTGTAACAGCGGAGATCAAATAGCAAGGATGCTTTATGTCGCAGTCTCCCGTGCCAGAAACCATGTAACTCTTACTGGGGATTTGGCTTAATAAACCAAACCTCTGAGAATATTCATGACAGAACTATTGCAACACGACCCACGTACCAAACAGCAAATTAAAGATGTGCTCTACGAGCACCTTTATGCGCCTTTGGATAAACAGTTTAAAGCCCGTCTTCAACAAATTGCAATTAAAAATGCATCGTTAAGTGGGCATACCCACATATCTTTTATATACAAGAATGTGGTTTATAACTGTGACACTACTGCTCTACCACGGAAACTAAATCGTTTACACGCGCAACTACATCCTGTCATGAATGAGTATCTCAAAGAAGCTAAGCAACTTAATGAAAAAGAAGTGCCTTATGTAATTGGCTTTATCACTCAAGTGCTTAACTCATCTAATGAATTACATGACTATCTTCGAATGTTACCGCAATCTGTCCATCATCCCGTTCAAAGCCTTATTGACACATGCCCTTGCAGGGGTAAAAAGCTTTCAGACGAAACTGTTAATTTACTTAATCAAAAAAACCAATTGTCTATTCAATTAATGAAACAACGCATGGTTAACAACCTGCTTATTTAAAAGGAAACAGCATGCGTCACCACATCTTTGAAGAATCCAACAGTTATCCCATTGCTGTGTTGATTAAAGGCAGTAGTTTTATTAAGCAAGAGCTGATCAATAACTATGTCACGCCACTTAATGAGCAAGGCATATACATCAAGGATGTCATCGCATTCACTCTGAGCTACAACGACAACGACAAAGCTCCTGCAGCGCACTGCAAAGAGTATTTGACTAAGCTACTACCTGCTTTGGTTTCCTTGGGCGTTAAGCACCTGTACGTGGCTGATGCAGCGTACTTCAAAGTGCTTGCTGGCCAAGCCAAAGCGGATCCTCACATAGGTTACGTGCTGCCGTGCAAGATCAAAGGCTTTGAGCACCTGAGCGTAGTCCTTGGCTTGAACTACCGCCAGCTGATTTTTAATCCAGACCTGCAACCAAAGCTCAATTCAAGCTTGACTGCGCTGACCTCTAGCATGGTGGGTGGATACACAGCTCCAGGCACTGGCATTATCCATTCAGCACAGTACCCAGAGAGCCTCCAGGACATCGCTGAAGCTCTGCAAAAGCTTCTGGGCTACACAGACCTTAGCTGCGACATTGAGGGCTTCTCACTGGCGTTTGATAAGGCTGGCATAGGCACCATTGCCTTTGCTTGGAACCAGCACGAAGGGATTGCATTTGCTTGTGATTACCAACCACTTGTTCCAGAAAATGGAACACATGGGATCTACCAAAAAAACAAAGAAGTGCGTGCCCTGCTGCTGAACTTCTTTCTCTCCTACAAAGGTGAGCTGACCTTTCACAACGCAGCGTATGACCTTAAAGCCATCATCTGCGCACTGTGGATGAAGGACTTGTTAGACACGCCCATGATGCTGAGTGGCTTGGATCTGATGACTACTCGCTTTCACGACACCAAAGTGATTGCGTACTTGGCCGTCAACTCCACAGCAGGCAACGTACTGGGCTTAAAAAGCCTGGCACATGAGTTTGCTGGCAACTGGGCCCAAGAAGACATCAAAGACATCCGCCGTATTCCTTTGCCAGAACTGCTGCAGTACAACTTGGTTGACGCGCTGTGCACACACTACGTCAAAGCCAAGTACTACCCGCTAATGCAAGCAGACCAGCAAGAAGCTCTTTACAAAGAGCTAATGCTGCCCTCACTCAAGATGATTATTCAAGTTGAGATGACAGGGATGCCCTTAAACCCACACAAAGTTCAGGAAGTTAAAGCAAAGCTGGAAGCTATTCAAGCCGACCATCTGTCAGTCATCACTAACAACTCAGTTGTTCAGCAACTCAACGCAGTACTGCGCAGTGATGCACAGGAGGCTGCCAATGCCAAGCTCAAAGTTAAACAGCATCCGCTGGAGAAATTTGATGATGTCATGTTCAACCCCAACTCTGGTCCACAGCTCCAAAAGCTGCTGTATGGCCGGATGGACCTGCCTGTGTTGGATACCACCGACACAGGTCAGCCATCAACTGGGGCAGACACGATTGAGAAGCTAATCAACCACACTAAGGACAGCACCCACAAGGAGCTATTAGCAGCGTTGATCGGTCACGGCAAGGTCAGCAAGATACTGTCCACCTTCATCCCATCGTTTGAAAAAGCATTGGACAAAGGAGACGGCATAGCTTGGCTGCATGGCTCGTTTAACTTGGGCGGCACTGTCTCAGGGCGATTGAGTTCAAGTGAGCCAAATATGCAGAACATTCCAGCCAAGTCGTCCTATGGAAAACTCATCAAAGAGTGTTTCCAAGCGCCTCCTGGGTGGTTGTTTTGTGGGGCTGACTTCAACTCGTTGGAAGACATGATCAGTGCGCTAACAACCAAAGATCCAAACAAGCTCAAGGTTTACACCGATGGCTTTGACGGACATGCGCTGCGTGCAGTGTCGTACTTTCCAGAAGAGCTGGCACACATTGATCCAACAGATCCCAATTCAGTCAATACGCTAAAAGCACTGGACCATCCGCTTAGGCAAGAATCAAAGGCACCAACCTTTCTTCTGACCTATGGCGGCACGTACCACGGCATGATGAGTAATCTAGGCTGGGAAAAAGAGAAGTCACAGGCCATTGAGACAAGCTACCACGACCTTTACCAAGTCTCAGACCAGTACATCCAAGATCGCTTGCACCAAGCGGCCAAGGATGGATATGTTGAAGTTGCCTTTGGCTTGCGTGTACGTACTCCACTTTTAAAGCAAGTGATGTTTGGCTCTTCCAAGATGCCTTACGAAGCTGCTGCAGAAGGTCGTACTGCAGGCAATGCCATGGGTCAGTCTTATGGTTTGCTCAACAACAGAGCTGCTGTGGACTTCATGAAGAAGGTCTGGGTATCAAAGTACCGTTACTCCATCAAGCCAGTGGCATTAATCCATGACGCCATCTACATCATCATCAAAGATGATGCAGAAACCGTTCTGTGGGCCAACCAAGAACTGATCAAGTCAATGCAGTGGCAAGACCTGACAGAGATCCAGCACCCTACTGTGAAGTTAGGTGCTGCACTGGATATCTTTTGGCCCAACTGGGCACATGTCACGACCATCCCTAACGACACAGACTTGCCTACCTTAGTAGCAATGTGTAATGCAACAAAAGAAAAGCACGCTTTGGTGTAGCTTAAAAAATTAATCTGTCCCTCACCTGCCCGGCATTGTCCGGGCTTTTTTACGTCTGAAAGAAAACTATGACTACTACTACTACTGCTTCACCGTCCATCCAACAAGTTGCTATTGAAAAAGCCATCAAATTTCTAACTGCTGCCAAAGCAGCGTTTGCTGTGCAGATGCCAGACGGATCTTTCGTCGGTGACTTGGTGGTGCTGACTAAAACACGCCGTCGCAAAGTTAACAACTGGTGTCTTGAAATGCCTGGGTACATCCAAAAAATTCAAGCCATGCAAATAGGTGACGTGCTGTCTTGGGAAGTGGAGTCTCGTGAACGTGGAGAAGCGTTTCGCTCCGCAGCTTCGTCACAAGGCTCTCAGCTTTACGGCAAAGGCGCTTTCATGACAACCGTGTCAGAGAACTCTGTCGAAGCCTTGAGAGTGGGGTGAGTCATGAGCACTAATGAAAAGACCGTATGTCGCCTCGCCCTGATGCAAATTTGGGAAACCATCTACGACCACGACGTAGGCAAGTACGCAGGCACAGACAGCAAGCTGCAGCGTCAAGCTGCGTTTGACAACATCAAGCTACTGGAGCGTCTGCTTGCAGACGAGCCAGTGCATTAACAACCCATAGAGGTACTGTTATGAACTACATAGATCGGGAAATGACTAAGACCAGCCGACTAGTGCGGCGAGTCCGTGCCAATGAGATACCAGAAGATGTTGAGCCAATCGACTGGAGCCGCGAGCTAGACGACGACTTCGAGTGGGTATGGCAGGAGCTACTTATCAAGCTGTACCTGATCCTAGCCGTCATGGTCTTGTCCATGCTCGCGGCTGGGTTTATCTGGGGGTTAGTAAATGCCTAAACCTGTAACTAAGGACATAGCTATGACTATTGAGCAAGCAGCAAGAAACCTGTTGGAGACTATGGATTTCTTGTATCAGAACGACTTTGGAGGTTATCAGTGCAACCAAGACGATGCCACTGACATTAGCTACGCCATAGCCAAGCTGGAAACAGCCTTGGCCAAGGAGAAAAACACATGACTAGAGACGACATTATCGGAATGGCTGTAATGTTCCAGCTAATAACCAAGGAAAACAGAGGTGGTTATTATGCTGAGGCTCTTAAAGCCTTTGCCAACTTTGCAGCAGCACGTGAGCGTGAGGCTTGTGCATCGCTGTGTGACAACCTGCACTGGCCTTGGCGCATGGGCGATAACAGTGGCCCGAAAGAATGCGCCGAAGCAATAAGGAACCAATCATGAGCCGCGAAGTAATGCAGCAGGCGCTTGATGAGTTGTGTGCGTATTTGGATTTTCCGGAAAGAAATCCAGTTGTTAAGAAGCTCAAAGCGGCCTTGGCACAGCCAGTGCAAGAGCATGTAGCGTGGAATCCGATTGAAACTGCACCAAAGAACTCATCAAGCATATTGATTTACTGCCCAAGAAGCGGGCGGAAGCCTGTTTGTGAGGCGTGGTGGGCTATCGCGTATGAGGGCGACCATGGCGGGCATTGGCAAACTCCAATCGGGCCAAGCGGACGTGGGTACACCATCCTTGAAACAGCGCCAACCCATTGGATGCCACTGCCTCCGCCACCAATCGAAGCCGCCCACGGCATAGGAGATAAGACATGAGCTACGACCTGATTGACAGATTCTTGCGAAACAACTTGGACGATGACGACTACAAAGAATACTCGGTGGCGCTGGATGAGTTATGTACACCAAAGCGCCCGTGGGTAGGGCTGATGGGTAATGAGATAAACGCATTATCCCCTTTCTACGTTGAACCAAGTACGCACGACATGATACGAGCCGCCGAAGCCATACTGAAGGGAAAGAACGACGGGTAAACAACCCCACCCAACACAAGCCCACCAATGAGTGGGTTTTTTTACGCCTATTCGGAACCAAAATATGACACCCTATCTCACAGACACTGAGATCGCTGCTATCTGTGAGCCTTTGATTGCTCCATCAGCACAAATACGCTACTTTAAGAAGCTGGGTATGCTTGTCAACCGTAAACCAAACGGTAAAGCACTCGTAGCCAGGTCTGAATTTGAGCGTGTGCTGGTAGGTAACAGACCAGACTTAGCAAACTCTGCCAAAGGTTTAAACACGACAGCACTAATGCATCTTTTCCAAGGAAAACGTCATGGGCCGTAAACGCAAAGATGCCAGCCAAGGCTTGCCACGCCGAACTTATCTAAACCACGGTGTGTTCTTCTACGTCCATCCAGACACTAACAAGTGGGAGAACTTAGGCAAAGACCTGAGCCTTGCAAAGAAACGTGCAGACCACTACAACGACCCATCTGGTATCTGGGGAACCATGTCTTGGTACTTGGATCAGTTTCTTTTGGACTGTGCTGCAAGGGTCAAAGTCAAAGACCTGTCTGCAAGGACGCTGGAAGACTACATCAACGCCTCCTCATTTCTTCGCGCAGGGTTTGGCTCAATGACACCATCCGAGGTCAAGCCCCACCACGTATCTGAATACTTGGATATGGGCGCAAAGATGAACCGAGGCGTGCGTGCAAATCGAGAGAGGGCTTGCCTGTCTAGTTGTATGTCTTGGATGATCCGGTCTAACCAAGGCGACATCACCATCAACCCTTGTATGAGGGCCAGTGGTGTTGTTCGCAATGCTGAAAAGCAACGTGAACGCTATGTCACGAACCAGGAATACAAAGCTGTGTTCGCTGCTGCACCTTTCCAGGTGCGACTGCTCATGGAGATGACATTCCGTACCTTGCAACGACCAGAGAGCGACATCATCTTGTGGACTCCCTCAGTCCTCAAGAACAAAGATGGAGTTCGTGTCCTGAGCTTCAGGCAGTACAAGACCGGCAGACTTGTGGACGTTGGCTTGACTGAAACATTGGAAGTAATGATCCGAAAATCCATCGGTCAAATCCCAATGATTCATCAGCCATTGATCCACGCCCGTGATGGTACTGGCTACACATACGATGGCATTTCATCTATGCTGCGCCGAGCGCAGGTGAAGGTGCGGGAAACCGTCCCAGAGCTGGCTGACATGGCTTCATTTGGCTTCAGAGATCTGAAAGGAAAAGGAGCTACAGACATGTGGCTTGCTGGCATTCCGATTGAGCGAATCCAGCTGCTTTGTGGCCATGCTACAAAGAACACAACTGAGAAATACATCAAGGCCAGATGGCGTGAAACAGCTGAGCCAAATCGTGTGGAAATGCTAGGTTAAATCTGCCTAATACGGATTCTGTTGGCATCTAATATTCCAACAGAATTAAGTACTTACGTGCAGGCTATACAACTATCTTGCATAAGTTTTTATTAGGCAATTTTATTGAAGAACCCAGCAACCATGCGGCTTAGCGGGGCATACGGTTACAGGACTGTTAATCCGTAGGTCACTGGTTCGAGCCCAGTTCGAGGAGCCACTATTTTGATAGTTAAATCAAGGAGTTACGTGCAAACGTAGCTCCTTTTTTTATTGTCCGCTTGGCAGGATATTAGGCAAATATTAGGCATTGCCTAATATCCTGCTCAGAATCAGGCTGAAATCATGCCCACGTCGCATCGGTGCCGTTCCACTTCACCGTGCTCCTTGTGCAAAACAATCAAGCACATATCCCGACCTGACCTGTATCCCTGACCGTTATGCCAGGCATCTCCTGCAGCCAAAGTCCTGAAGTACTCCACGATGCCACCTGGGTACTCTTTCTTGTCAACGTGGTGCACATGCCCAACGTACCAATAACGATGCTTGGTGTCACCCCACATCTTGGGCTGATCTGCCGCCATCACACCCATCATGGCTGGACCTTTCATGGTGTCTCCATGGGTTGAGGCAATCAAGTTCCGGCCAAACTGGTAGTAGTACGCTGCTGCCGGAGACAAGTCCACTTGGACTCTTGGCTCATCGTGAAAGTAGCAACTGATCATCAAAGCCAGCGCGTAAGAGCTGTGCTTGTCGTGGTTGCCTCGGTTGATCCTAAAAATCACCGTCTCATGCTTCTCAAGCAAACGGCGAATGCAGTACAGCATCGATCTCAAACCAATCTGCTGGATCTTGGCCCAACGACCATCCACGTCAACCACAGTACCTGCTGTTGTCGTGTTGGATTGGTTATCGCTATGGAAGTGATCCCCCAGATTCAACAGCATGGCTGTCTTAGCAGGCGGTGCACTGGCAATGAGTCGGTCTAACGCACTACAGGTTAACTTCTCAGCCATGTCCAAGTCAAAGTTGTCACCGCCCTCTTGTGCCCAAACTCTCAAACCAAAGTGCGGATCCCCTATGGGGATCACGCACATCAAATCATCATCACAGTGCTCAGGGGCTGGCGTAATACCGCTCAGTCCTTTCACACCTTCAGCCAAGTTCGCAGCAAACTCCTCCATGGCTGTTTCCATCGCCTGGTCATCAGCAGTGCTCTTAACCCATTGGCTGGCTACTTCACCTTTGGTGTTGTACAAGGTTGAAATACCTTTCACCTTGAAACCAATTGGCACAGTCCTGGTCATGTCATGGGTTGGGGCATGTCCATGCATTGCAGCTTTTAGACGCAATGCTTGCATGGCTCTAGTCACCACAGTGTGGTGAACATTTAGCTTCAATGCTGCCTGGCGCATATTGCCAGTGGCTTCAATCGCTTCAAGATATTCAATTTGACGCACTGATGCGTAGCTCAAAAGTTGGGCATCAATCATGCAAGCTCTTTCAGTAGTTTTTCTAAAACATTGATCACTGCATGTTCTGCTGCCTCAAGTTCCTCATCCGTGGGCTTACCACTGGCAATAAGGATCAAGTCAAGCAGCAGGACATGAAGAAGTTCGTGAATAGCGGTGTCTTCAAGCGATCTTGAAGTTATCGCCTCGGAGCCAAAGTCCCCTAGTCGGTAGACTGCCAAGCGAGCTGGCAAATCAAACTCGACCGAAGCCATGGCATTCTTTGCTGCTTTTGAACCGCGCTCAAGTCGCCAGTTCTGCAGGTTTAGCAGCCTTGCCCACTTACGGACAAAGGCGTCAAAGATAAGTGCATCTGGCTCCCTGACTGGGTTCCTAGATGCTCTGGTCATTTCACGCGCAAGCTAGTGGCGTACTGTTGCAAAGCCTTCGCTGTGCTTGCCATCGCTGTAGCATGTCCTTCCATCTCTGCAAGAGCGCGTCCACATTCACTGGCGATGGTGGCAAAGGGAGCATCAATTCCGCTGGGGCTTGCGGTATAGCTGTTGGCGGTATCAGCACTGGCAATGGCGGCTTCGAGGTCGCGCAACTTACCAGCACTAATGACAACAGCAGCGGCATTGCGATTCTTTTGAGTCTGGAAGTCATTTACAACTTTCTGGTTTGTTGCGATTAATTGAAGCTCACGAGAGCGTGCCGCTTCACTGGCAGCAAGCGCTGCATTGATGTACTCAGCTCTGACAAGTTCCACTGCATCGTCAATGCTCTTGGACTTGTCAGCCAAGTGCCAGACACCTGCTGCTGCAATCAAGACAGCAACAAAGCCAACTCGCCAATAAGCCAGCAACGCCATCATTGCCACACCCCAGTTCGCATCTGCTTTTGTAAGCGAGCACAGCGTGCTGGTGTTTGCCTGGACCACAATGAATCATCCATGGCCTCAGCAGCGCGGTCGTAATTTCCACCTTGTACTAGAGCTAAAGTCGTTTTAAACCCAAGCAAACCAGTAATGCCTAGCTGGAAGGCCATGTTCACCAGTACGCCTAAGCGAGCTGGATCTAAATGCTCAGCCCAAGGCAATGCCTTAATGACTGCTGCTGTTTTGTTGCGTATATCGTTAGCCAACAAATAAGCAGACTCTTCCGCAGAGATGCCACCACCTTTGCGCTTGTCAATCAAACGCCCCACACCAATAGTTAAGTAGCCCAGTGAGTCTGTGTACGCAGACAACACGTCGTCTTCATCACGACGCAGTTGTTTGGTAAGTTCAAGGTTCATTAAGTTACTCCTTGGTTAAGCCTAGTTTCTGTTCAGCAGATTTGCGCAAATACCGCTCAAGCCAATCCAAGCCCCTAGCGCCAGCGTGACCCGCCATACCAACCGCAGCTGCAGTCAATAAAGGTTGCATTTCAAAGTACTCACACAGCCAAAATGCAATGACGCCTGCAAAGGCGGACACGCATAGCTCACCAATTAGTGCAGCAGCGCTGTAACTACCAGTCGGATCATTCTTGGCTTTGGTGTACCAATTCGCTAGCCCCCCCAACAGAGCAGTAGCTAAGACCACCCCATACTCAGTTAGTGAGTAGCTCAGCGGGGTTTTCATAACAACTTGTGCTTGCGCTGCCATAGGCATCATCAAGTGAATAAAAACCAATGCAGACATAAAAAAGCTGTCCATGATGGCCCTAGCTATAAAAAGTGAGTTGACTTAGATTGATACAACCGGAATTGGGAAAGGCTTCTTTTTGGGAGGCGCTTCCGGTATTCCATTGACCAGACCAAAGATGTCTTTGCGAGACTCTCTGAATTCACCTTCGATATAGATCGGCTTACAGCCCGTCAAATACTCCAGGCCAGCAGCAAAGAATGGGATGTTGTCTGAGTAGCTAGCGTCACAGCCAGCGTCCCACAATGGACCGTGCAAGAACATGCAGGAACCGTGACAAAGTTGCAGCACTGGACAACTCGTACATTCGTCGCGCTTGCTCCAGTGGGTAGCGGTCTTCATCTTTACGCCAGCCAGGTCATCAAGCTTGCCAATCAAATGACTTTCACCGTTGGGCCCAGTTGAGGCGGCGCTCACGTTTTGACAAGTAATGACATTGCCATGCAGGTCTACGGCCATGTTGTCTTCCTTGTCCATGCCGCACTTTTGGCCAAGGTTGCTTGCGGGGCGTGCGGTCTTTACTGAATCTAAAAAGCCCTTGATTTTCTGATGTGCAATATCGAAATTACCAATCTTGCCAGTACGTATTTCATCAAAGGCAGTAGCGCGGTAGCCAATCTGCTCAGCTTGGGTCTTCAGCGTTGCTGCCAAGCCACCCTCGTCATACGGGTCAATAAACGCCCCCTCGCCAATCATCACATCGTCGCCAAAGCGCTCCTGCAGCCAGTCCTGTACTGCAGCGCGACTTGGATTGTCTCTGTGCATCATGGCGTTAATGCTGATGCGTCCTTTTGGCTTTAGACGGTCGTATAAATCCATGATGGCAGCGCGTTTTTCTGGGTCATCCATTGGATCAAGACCGCGTGCATGGTAGCCAGGTCCGTCATGACTAATACCGACAGCAAAACCAAGATCATCAAGCCACTGGTTTTTTTCTTTATCAAGCAGTGTGCCGTTAGTGATGACGCTAAAGATTGTCTCTGGGTACATCTTGCGCAAGCGTTCAGCCAGAGGTTTTAGTGTTTTCCAGTAAACAAATGGCTCACCGCCCCAGAACTCGATGCAGTCTGGCGCTTGGGACAACGCCCCTGTAAGCTGCGCTACAAAAGGCTCAATGTCTCCAGGGTTGCTGGAATCAGCGTGAGGCACAAAGCGCTGCGAGCAATAGTTGCATTCGTAGTTGCAAGACAATCCCAAGCTGACTTTGAGTGTTTTGATGACACTCTTTAATCCAGGCGCATCAGCCGATACCGCAGTTGCAGTTTTATATTCACGCGGCTGTACAGGAATAACAGACTGTCCATTTTCCCAAGTCAGGCTACTAGTCTGATTGTCGTATAGCAATATTGGCTCAGTACCATCTGGCGCTTGAGTTTTAATTCTAAATTGAGTCATTAATTGCCTATGTTTAAAATATTGCATTATTTTATAAGCAATACCAATATTCTATTGCATATAAAATAATAACGTATGAAAACACGCCTCTTGACATTAAATGACGCTATAGCTGTGCAATCAGTATTTGATTCTCAGCCTTTAATAATGTTATCTCCTAAACTTCCTGACGCTATTCCGTATGCGCAGGCTTTTTCTCAAAACCTTAATACTGGCTGTATTTGCTTTGGTGCTTTTGACAATAAAGACACACTTGTTGCTTTTGTTACTTTCTGGCCTTGGCCGGATGCTCCGTTATCCACCTTAGTTATGATCTGTAATCGCCCCACCGGAAGTGTTTTTTCAGGTAGGCTATCCGGGCTAGGGCCAGCTTTTGATGCAGCTGTAACTTACATGGAATCTCTTGGATATACTGGTTTTTATTCTGTCCGGGCTAATAACCCTCGCTGGAAAAACCATATTGTTCAAGCTCGCTTAGGCAGATTCAACCTATACCAAGTTAGCGTGCCTGAAATAATTCCTCAACATTGCTTATCTCGTTACACATTAATTAACCAACGTGTACTGGGACAGCAGCCTGTAAGAACCGAGGTTTTATTGATGCTGGCTGTTTTACCATTCGACGTATCATTAAATCAAGCTGTTGAACGCAATAAATTAACCTCGTTTAACTAACTGCTTAACAATGTCGGCGGCTGTTACATTGTTGAAATCAAGCCCCATGTTGACACGAATGCTTTGAGCAGCAAAGTTATGTACTGAATGCCATTCAAAATGGTTAAATACATACCAGCGCCACGGCTCCATGATTGCAGTCACAACGTGTTCAATTTTGTCGTGATCTGGAATTCGCAATGGGTCAATGACCTCAAACTCTTCTCTATTCCGATACCACCTAGTTTCTTGCCCACCGCCTTGCAGCAACATAAACATAGATGCTCTGCGCTTATGTCCTTTGTGGGTGCCAAGGTAGTTGCCATTGCTTGATACCTGTAGCATCGTGGACGGGTCGCCAACAGAGAGGTCTTGCAACCACTGCGGTGCAGACTCAATAAGTTGTTGGCTAAGTGCATCTGGGAAAAAGTGCTGGTCAAATGTAATGAGTTCACTACCGCAAAGCGCTTTCATCTGAGCTGTACGCCTGTAGAGTTCTCGCGCTTTGTTTGCGCCAATCATTTTTATCAACTCTTTTGGACTGTCCCCACGGTTGTAATTGTGTCGCTTTGGAAACAAGTCAATCTTGGTCATGGCCAGTTCAAGCACTTCATGGCCCAAGTCCACGCCAAACGTTAGACCAGTGTCAAAAATGTAGTTGGCTGTGTCTACTCCTGCAACTTCTGCTCGAATCATGACGCAGTCCTAAACAGTCGTACAAATATTGAACCAGTGTCTACCTCGTACCAACGATTTGAGAAGACTGGCTTTTTAGCAGTGTCGTGATGCTCGTCATGTATCCACTCGCCACCCATTGGGCATACGTACTCTAAGTACCAACGGTTGTGAGCTTGTGCTCCTTTGTGACTAAACACACGGTGCAGTCCATTGCAAAAATGAAGTGTAAACAGCGGCATCATGCCGACCCACAGGAAAACATCGACAGATATAAACAGCAAGAGCAAGTGCCAAACAAGCACAACCCCAAGCGCATTACTGTGCAGGAAAGCATGTCGAGTGCTGTGAAACCACTTGCCAGCAAGAGCAAACTTGAATGGTGGCAAACGGTAGTTAGCAGTAAACAAGCCAGCCCATCCTTTCAGGTGGGTGTCTTTGTCTGTGTCGGCAAACGCATGGTGTGCTGAGTGCAATGCCGCCCAGCCAGCAGGTGTTGAATAGCCATAGGCAACTGGTAGAAACGCAACAAGCCACATCAGTGTTGGATTAGCTTCATACGCCCTGTGGCAAAAGTAGCGGTGAACAACAGCAGAGAACAATGAGATGACAACCACATGGACGCACAAGGCGGTTAAAGCCAAACCAAGGCTAGCGTCAGAGACAGCAAACAAAGCACCAACAAGCCCAACGTAGTACAGCGCTGTGGTTCGTTTGTTGTCCATTCGGAGATTGAAATTAAGCATCATGGTGAAACCACTTTATTTAGTACTAGGTAAGGCAATAAAACGATTTATAAACTTGGCCCAGTAGTCCGTGACACCTTGAGCCGAATAATCAACAGCGCTGCCATGTGTGTGATGGTGCTTATGCAAAAAGGTTGGGTTTACCCAACGTGCCATCCACAAAGAATTAACCGCCTTGTCTTCGCTACCAAGGCTTGGGTTGTGTGAAAACGCATTAACTATTAAAGCGTTGTGGATAGACAGCAAGCAGCCAATCAACACCGCGCAGCTTACAAGTGGTGAAACGGCAAACAGCGACGCGTGGAAAACCCAAGGCAACATCCACTCATACCTGCGAAACGTAATCATCCAGGGGTAGTCCCGCAGCAAGTCAGTAATGCACCTTGCGTCAGAAGTGTTTGGCTTGTATGAAGCCATCCATCCAATGTAGGCGTGTAAACGACCGTGTGATGGTGAGTGCGGGTCTTTGCTAGTGTCTGCGTACCTGTGGTGGATTCTGTGAATCATGGCTGCACTTAATGGATCACCATAAAAAGCAATTGAGCTAAAAAAACAAGCCACATACGGATACCAAGACCTTGCAATAAATGCTCTGTGCGCAAACAGCTTGTGATAACCATTAGCCTGTCCAAGTTGCTGTATTGGGTAGTACAACAAGATGCCTGCTGCAACTACCAATGGCCACTCAGAAACGCCCCACAGCGCCCACACAATAAAGAACGGCAGCAGTGGTACAGCCACAAACATTTTCAAGCAAACAGTTAGCTTCATGACAGATCCTTGTCGTACCAAATAGCGTTTTTGCTGTAAAGCTTGAGCGAGCGCTCAATCAAAGCGTCCCGTCGCTGGACGTTGGCTGTTCCAAAAACAAGCACACAAATACGCTCACCCAACTCGCAAGTGTTGCGGTCCACAGCATGTGCAGCCCTGGCGCTATTAAGTACGTATGCTCGTGTCGGCTTAGGCAGATGGGCGTATGTCGGCTCATCTGTTTTAAAGTACTTATCCCAGTCAGCACTGACAATGTCGCCTGCTTCGTTACGCGAGTAAGTCGAAAAGTGATCAAAAGGCTGGCGAGCTTTAAAAAAGTGCAGCCCTTCGCAATTTTTGACTGTCAAGTACAGCCGCATACAGTACAGACCATCAGGATCACAGTGCGTAAAAACATCCTGGTGTCCTTTCTGCGCCAAAAACATCAGAGATGTCAGGGCATCAAACGGATACAACAACAGATAGTCGTAAAGCTCAGGAAAAGCTTCTTTAAGTTGCATTGCGTCTTTCAAAAAACGCGATAGCCATGGGTACGGAAGTTTTTTTGCCTGCTCGTAGGAATTTTTGGTAGTCAGCATTTGCGGGTCTTGCACGCTTGCCATCCACTCCAAAAACTGCGGCACGTCTACTGTTGGTGGCAAAGGCAGGTCCAGCGGGCAATAGATCAAATCGTCGTAGCGACCTGCGTGCTGAGCCAACTTGTAAGGCCATTCAGTCATAAGATTTAATCCCCCACCGGCTGGTCAAACCACAAAGCATGGGCTGCGTGTTTTGCCACAGACCGGGCTAACAGCGCATCACGGGCTTGCGTATCAAATTCGCCGCGTACCAACACGGCAATGCGTTCACCCAGCACACAAGTATTGGCAGCTACCGCGTGCGCCGCTCTAGAGTTATTCAAAACAAAGGTGCGACATCCTGCAGGAAGTGTGGCGTACATTGGCTGGCTCATCCAGAAGTGCTTGTCCCAATCCGCTCGCTGAAGCACCCCTTCTGCACTGCGTGCATAGGTAGGAAAATGGTCGTAGCGTTCTTTGGCTTTGAAAAAATGCAGACCTTCTGAATTCTTGACAGTCAAATAAAACCGCATTCCGTACAAGTCATCAGAGTCTGTGTGTGTAAACACCTCCTGCGTCCCATGCTGTGCCAAGAAAGTCAGCGACTTTACTTGCTTGAACGGAAAGCACAACAAATAACGGTGTACTTCAGGAAAAGCCTCAGCCAAAGCGGACAAATCTCCGATTAAGGAACGCAGCAGCCAAGGGTAGCTCTGCCCAGTTAAGTTTTCAAACGCCACACGCGGCAAAGAAGTCTCAGGCTGTTGACCTAGCTGCATCCACTGCACAAAACGCCCTGCGTCTATTTCAGGAGGAGCAGGTAAATCAAGAGGCGAAAAAATCAAGTCGTCAAACCGACCTTGATGTTTAGCAAGTTGCAAAGGCCACTCGTTCACAGCACATCTCCATCGCGCAGCATTGCAAATGGATGCTTACGTCCAAAAAATTCATTAGGCGTCCAAGCATCAGCTTGGGCGTCGTAGTCAAACCAAGGAGAAACCCCCAGAACAATGGCAGTGCGGTCTTGCTTTGGCACACCAACAGAACAAGCTCTGTGCGGTAAATGGGTATCCCATGAATAGCCATAACCCACTTCAAAGCGGTGGTCAGTCAAAGCAGGGTCATCCATAGACGCTGGCTTGCGGTCTTCCCGCATAACCTGTATCCGGTGATCAGGCGAGTCTGTCACATGAATGTTGATTCGCAGGTTTTCAAACACGCTCTCATCTTTGTGCCAACCCCAATACAACCCGGAAGTTGTAGCACTGCCTGCACGCATCACCGACATGCGCGAGCGCACCAAACTGCGTTTAAGCTTTGAAGTCAGCAACGCTAACTCCTTACTTGCTGCTGTAGTAGGCAAACGAAACCCGTAGGTGTCGTAGTAGGAATCGCGCAACGACCCTATTTTTACCAAGGTAGCGGGCGTAGCGTAGTAATGCTCTGCTGGAGTTAACGCAGCAGAACCCAACGTGCTGTGCAAAGGTTCAATAGCTGAGTCGGGGTTGAACGCCAAAGAGATGCTTTCATAATAAGCACGGCTTTGTTGCCCACTCACAGAAGCAAACTGACCCAGCGGGTAAGCAGCTTGCGCTGCTGTAGCTGCATCAGCTAGTGCTTGGCTGCTAACAGGAAGTACTACCCGAACAACGTCTCCTGGCTCAATTGGGGAGCGCACCTGCAAAGCGGCACGCTCCAAATCAAACTGCCGACTCAGTTCAGTAAAGCGCATCAAGTTCACGCCACTTCAATAGATACCGAAGCCATCCCTGAAATCAGGCGAGTGCCTACTTTGACTCGTAAAGCGTCGCCACTTTGAAGACCCAACGCCATAGCTCTAAAAGACGCTGTGCCGTTGTGCACTTGTAAGCGCTGCTTAGGCAAGTAGCCACTGACCGCTTCAATTACCATCTCACCATCGTAAGCCAGTGGCGTGTTATCGCGGTTTAGTGTTACGTTGACTGTAGCCCAGCCATCTGGAGCTACATTGGCTGGCGCGCTCAAACTTACTTGAGGCAGCAAGGCGGAGTAGTTAAGGCCAGCCGGTGCAACTTCCCACTCTCCTTGCGTGGTGTCTTCTAGCAAAAACATGGGCGAAGTAATGTAACACAGCGTCCACTGGTTAATAGAAGCATCGGCTTCATCAACGTACATTAGGAACAACGTCTGCGCGTTACGCAGTTTACTGTTGCGCCCAATTTCGCCTTTGACAGACACGCTATCTACAAAATGGTTGTAAGGCTCAGAGACATTCAATGCCGCATCAAACGGAAAAGCAAAAGCGGAAAAGTCTTGGCGCTCCCAATGACCCAACACTGTATTAGCGCGCAGCGGAGCGCGAAAAATGTGCCTTCCTGTCTCACGAAACACGCGACCTTGAAGTGTTGGTTCGTTAGTTACCGCCTCGCCTGCAATGTAAGGCCCATTTTTTATGATCTGGCGCAACAAAGGCGTTGTCATTGGGTCAAAGGCAGGCAGACTTAGATGGACATCAAGACCATCATGTAACTCGGCTGGCTGTGCGCAAAAGTAGCGAGCCACCAAAACTTCGTTGATAACTTCTAAACGAACCACATGATTTGCTGGTATCGGACCTGTATGTGCAAAGACAGCGGCAGTAAATTTGATTTTTTTCATTGAAAGTCCTTTTATTTGCCGCAGTTGCAGTTGCAATTACAGTTGCAATTGGTACGACAGTTGAATGCACCGCAGTTGCAGTTGGTGTACGTCCTTGTGTACTCAGAGCCGCCAATTTCATCAGCACTCAAGCCATAAGCCGCGTAGTTCAAGCCGACGCTTACAGCGTTGTATGAGTACGTTGTGCCGCCAGCACCGTCGTATGAGCCACTGTTGGCCCATGCACCTTGAGGCGACTTGCCCGAATACCACTCCCACCAGTTGCCGTTAGGCGGCGCGTACTGCAAGTCGCCTGCGCAGTTGCCTGCGTTGATGTACCCATTGCAGTTGTTCACTCGGTTATCAATGTATTGGTTGCTCCGGTTCATCTCACCGAGGTCCTGGCCGTCTGCCATCTTGAAGCCAGTGCTTCTGGCGTTGTCCCCACCTTGTGAAGATACAACGTTCGCACCATCAGTCATGGTCAAGTTGCCGCTCATTGAGTCACCGGATTTGCTAACTTTGACAGACAAGTCCAAAGCCACAGTCCCTGCTGCAGTCAACTGACCTTGCTGGTTCACAGTGAAAGTGGGTATCGCTGAGGCTGAGCCAAAAGCACCTGCAGTCACTGCTGTATTTGCAATACTCAATGTGCGGTTTGCAGAAAGGTTTCCCCCACCTTGCAGACCTGTTCCAGTAGAAACATTGCGCGAATCTACAGTTGTTTTTAATGCCGAGTCTGCAGCAGCAGCCTCGTCCTGAATTGTTTTCAGTCCTGCAGCAGTGACCCGCAGTTCAACTTTATCGCCAGCGGTAAATGCAATAGCCAAGGTGTTTTCTTGCGCACGCACAACCGTCAAAACATCGCCTGATCGGGCAGTTACTCTGACAATCTCCAACTGGTTAGCTGTGTTGGCTAACGTAGCGTAAGAAATATCTCCTGCAGCCAGAGCTGGAAACAAAGACCCCTGACCAGAGGTCAACGTCAAAGACACTGCCGATGCGGCTACCCCAGCTGCCAGCGTGGCGGATGCGTTGTTGCTAAATTTAATGCTCATGGTTTCTCCTTATGCGACGCGTTTATACAAAGTTGGTTGGATTAATGTGACTTCTGCAGTTATCGCCCTATTCACGTAGACGCCGGTTGTTGTACTTAACTCGGCGGCAATCCTATAAGGCAGCACATCAGCGCCTGTAGGTCGGATAGTGTCAAAAGGATTGGTGTGAAATTTCCGGACTTTGGCTGCGGTGCTTACAACGCCTTGCGCAGCAGCATCAAAAGGTATGCGCAGCACAATGCCACCCTCACTACTTGCGACTGTTCCTGTGCCTGGTACACCGTCAATAGGAATAGTGTTTGTTAAACCTCCTCCCATAGACACCAAGGTGACGACATTGCCTGAGACAACGTAGTCCACCTTTACTGCGCCGTTACTGCGGCTGATTGTGTGAATCACCGCATCCATTGGGATGGTGTTCACCAAGCCAGCAGAAGACGCTGAAGTCACCACAATTTCGCTACCGATAGGAGACACCAGCGTGATGTTGCCTGCCAGCTCAGACTGTGTAGTCAGCTGACCTTGCAATGGGGATTGCAGTACGACGGTACCGCTTGATTGGCTATCTACCAAAGCGACAGCACCCAGCCTGAAGATAACTGAAGTACTTGCTGTGCTGACAGCAATTACATCAACCTGGCCTGCTAGTGGAGCCTCAATAGCCAGATTGGCAGCAACAACATTGCTGATTGCACTTGTTCCAGCCAGATCTGCTAAAGGTATTGTGCTGAACAACGCGCCAAAAGCCCAAGACTCTACTTTTGCAAAAGCTTCTAAAGCGTTCCAAACACTTAGTGTGGCGTTAGCTGTGGAATCGGCACTGACAACACCAGCATCACCACTATGAAGCGTTGCGCTACCTAATGGACTTGTGTTAACTGCGGCTGTAGACCAGCCGGACTGCAGAATAACAATACGAGCAAGATTAGAAGTAGCAATAACATTGCTTTGCACATCGCTTGCAACTATGTAATCAACATTGATACCAGCGGTGGACTTGCTCTGAGCTGCAGCGTTAACAGCAAGCGGAGAAGTTTTGTCTACGCTGCCTTGAGCAACAGAAGTACTTTGAATACTGGCTTCAAGAATGTAGCTTGTAGCCAGTGTCGCTGTGCTAACAGAGGCAACATGTAGCGCTGCCCCAAGGGAGCTAATGCTCGGCGCTTTTTCATTAAGCGGCGAAGCATTAAGCGTCATCCCTCCAATGGCAGAGCTAGACGCCATGGCTTAGTTGTCGATTTGAATCGACAGGGAAGCAGCAGGGAACGTCACGGTGTCGCCTTGGTTGATCGTCTTGGCGATTGATAAAACACCGTAGAACATCAAGTTGCCACCAGAGGCTGAATCAAAAATACCAAACGCATTGACCTGGCCCCAGAAAGCCGAGGGCGTTGGGAAGGTAATTGCCACGTTGTTAGACGTAGTTCCTGTGGTGCCCGTGGATGTTGTTGAACTAGCTGCAGCTTGCGTGCCAGCCCAGTTAGGAAGCGAAGCAGCTACTGGAGTACGTGAGTAGTTGTTTCCTGACAGCTCTGTGCCGCCACCCACTTCACTGGGAGCAGCAGAGAACAGGCCAACGTGTAGCGTTGCGGGGAAGGCGTAAGCCTGCCCACGAAATACCTGGTCGATGATTTCATTCTCAAGATAGTTAGACATTGCAGCCATAAAGAACTCCTAGCATTTAGTTGAATTGTTCGCGCACATAAAACTTTAGGTGCTCATAAACGGTCTGTATATCGTCAGGCGCGAAGACGATTTCAATCTCGCCCTCATAGTTGCCAGAATCCACGTTCAAACCACCTTCGGGGAAATTAAAAATAATCTTGCCGTCTGTACCGCCATCTGGTTGCAGACAGATAACAGTGAACAGAGTAATGTCGGATCCGCTTTGACGGAATTTAAAGTTAACTGTTGCTTCAGACACGTCTATAGCAGTCCCGTCTGCATCGCGCAGAGTGACATTAATATATGGGCGTGTGTCGCCTTGAACCAGTTTAATTTTTTCAGCCATGCGCAGGAACTCCGAGTAACTTGTTAACCTTTGCAATTAAAGGTCAGAAGGCAATCAGATCGGAGGTTCCTGCAAAAGTCAGTCATCCGAAGACTATTGGCATTATTACATATCCTATTAAACTAAAACATAGGCAAATTGATTTCTTCGTCAAACTCCCATTGACGGAGAAATGTGTACAGGATAAGCTTTTCCGGCTTTCCACACTTAAATATGACGCTAGCCACCACAACATTAATGTATTCACCAAGCCCTTGGCCAAGTAAATCGTAATGCCGTGCTCGGTAAAGCTCAGGTTTAGTATCTAAAATGTGGGCCTGTTCTTTGTTGTAAGGTACAGGTAAAGCGTAATACGCTGCCACAGCCTCAAGCATTGCTGTGCCACCAGTTACTGCAAATAGCAGTTCTTCCCCGTCCTCACCTTCATACCAGGACCGACCAAGCCAGAATTTCACATCTGGGCATAGGTTCCGATCAGAAAGATCTACCCCTCTTTTTTGTTTGGCAATTGCTATTTGCAACCACATACTGGTTTCAAACTGTTTAGTGCGCTGTGTAAGTCCATCAGCGCTCAGCTCATTACCCTGCCAAAACATCGCAGGATCGGTGTTACGCGTGTAGCTGTAGTGAGTGATAGCGCCATCAAAACGCTCACTTTGGATCATTTCAGCTTTGCGGTAACTTAAACTACCCCGCATCTGGACATTAGGCAGATCAAGGTCTTTACCACCTGTACACATCTCATACACTGCGCCACGTTCATAGCACTTACCCTGTGCGTAATAGGCTGCTCCATACATGTACACATCCCAGCTGCCATTGACTTTGGGATAGGTGTACAACTTGAGCAACGCGGGCTTACCGTCAATAAACTTAATACCCCCAGGTACTACAGGTAAACCACCAGCGTTCCAAAAGCACATTGTTTCCGGTGCGGCATTAAGCTGCTCACCAATTTCCGTAGATATAGGGTATGGCAGACCGTAATACTCAGCTACCTTTCTTAGTTGCTCCGTAGACTCTGCAGCAAAGAAAATATCATAGTTGCTTCGCTCATTAGAGGTAACAGCTCCTAAGCAAATCCATAAATTAACAGCAGGGCATAAATCAATGCCCAGTAAAGATGTGCCGTCAGTATCTGTATCACTAAAAAATCTTTTAAATTCTGAGGTAAATAGATACTTCTTTCCATCTGATTTTTCGAATTGAAAAATGGGATCTGCTTTATTGCTTGGTCTATAGTTATTCTGTAACTCGCTATGAGACGGAGCTTTATATATAGCACCGCTATTAACATACACAATTTCTTTAGAAGCGTGACTCATTAGATATATACCGATGCGTCTGCAACAATAACTGTATTGCTCGACAAGTTAATTGTTTTATCGTCGAATGGACGACTGCCGTAAGCTGAACCACCCCCACCTCCCCCGCCAAAACCACCGCCCTCGTATGTCGAGGAAAAGTAAAAGCCAGCTGAATAGACTGACCATCCTGCGTGCAAAGTAGTAGCTGTTACCCGATAAGCTGCGTTGTACATGGCCCACCATAAAGCTGTAGACCAGTGGTCTTGGCTGCTGTAGTTACCGCTGGAACTTTTGTAGCCATTCTTTTGCCGTATGTAAACAGCTTGCGCAATAGCTGGGCCAGAAAACATAAGATTACTTTGTGTAACTTGCCCAGGTAACGCGTAACTGTTGGACGTGGTGTTACACCTAAAATTAAAATCTAAATTGGAGTCGTTCCAGGCGTAACCACTTTGATTAGTGGGACGACCTCCATCACATGGAAGCGTAGGAGGTAACACTGTTACAGCAGCTGATATAGCCAAAGGCCGCAGACGAGAGTCAAATGTTGCTTGGCCCAAGCTGTCATAAGCTGCTACACCAACACCAGGTAGTGGTGTCGCAAGGTTTGCTGGTGGCACAAATGCTTTGACTGTTGGGGGTGCTGAGTAGTCGCCGCTTTGGATGACATCAACAAACCAATAAACTCCTGATTGGAATTGTTGTAGCACCCCGTGGTTAAAAGCATAGTTGCTTGGCTGTATGAAAAATACAGGAGGGTCTTGGCTTGCAAAGGCATAACGATGCACATGCCTACCAGACAGGGTGTTACCGCCATCATCCCCAGAGTAGCTTGGAAAGTCGGTTAGCCCGCTGATCAACGTCGACTGAAAAGTAGCGTTGCCGCCAAAGTGTAGTGAGTTCACTTCACTAGAAATGAGGATGTGCCCACTGGTGTTTTTGACAGAAATACCGTACATCTATCGCCCCAATACTGTTATCAACGTGCGGATATTTCCGCCCGAAGCAGACACGGTTGTCCCACTACTAGAGGCTGCGTGGATTAATCCTTCCTGACTGGTAGGAGAAACGTCAACACCAGACCGTTGGATGAGCACTTCACTCATCACCGACAAAACTGGCATGTTTACAACTGCGCTTTCATTTGCAGGCGCAATGAATGACCCAATGTAGTTCCACGTTTGAGTGGCTGTATCGAAGTACAGTCGCCCACTATCGGTAAACAGTTGTATGCCTAAGCTCACTCCAGTTTTCCAATCTTGACTCGCAGCGTGCCATTTACATCAAACACTTGGATGGTTTCGTTGTCCATCTCCATGCGTGCGCCAGTCAAGCTGGACTTCACAGCAAAGTTACCAGAGCCAACCAAAGCCAGCGAGCCAATCTTGGCTGAGGTAATAGCAGCATCTTTGATTTTGGCTGTATCAATCGAAGCGTCCTGAATCACTGCTTGGTTGATAAAGACTTCATCGTTTTCAATGATGAATGGCTTGCGCTTATCGCCTTCTGATCTACCTACCCAAAAACGATCAACATCAAAACCGGCTTCAACCAAAACACCATCGTTGTAAACCCCAAAGCCACCTACCAAGCCATTGACTGTGACTTGAGCTGTGTACAAGGCTCCGATGTCAGTGACCTTGCCATCCACTGTTGTGATGATGGTCTGCAGCGCAGTTGTTGCTGCAGCTATGTTGTCGCCCAAGGTGACAGCAGTTAAGTTCAGGGTTTCAGCCAGGGCTGCATCGTTGGTTGTACGAGTGCTGATCTCCTGCCCTACAAACGACAGCGCTACAGCAACACCTGCATCTACATCAGCCAATGCTTGAGCCAGCGTAATGCTGCTGTTCTCACGCGCTGTGATCTCACTGAGTAGATCAGCTCGCAAGATACTGATCTTATCCAGCTCTGCTTTCAAAGACTGGGACAAGATCCCCTCATTAATTTTACCTGTGAGCTGCTCAATAGTCTGCTCAATAGTTGGACGTGCTACTGCTGAAGCAGGCCCAATTAATTCACCGTTAGTGCCATTGATAGAAACAATTCTAATCCAGTAGTAATAGGTGTAGTTACCATCCAGCTTGTCGTAGTAGCTATCTCCACCTGCTACAGCAATTTGAATAGCAGCATCAAAGGTTTCAAGCAATCCTCTGTAAACAATTACATGGGCTACAGCAAAGCCATTGACTGTAGGTAAAGTCCAAGACACATCAATCCCGCCGAATGCAGGAGAAGCGGAAAGTATTGAGTTGTTATCAGGATCACCTGGCTTGGGACCATTCCAATCGCCTGTACCGCAAACATTAGTCATGTGATGTGCCCATAAGATAGATTACCTCCGGTAATTTCTGCGCTCTTGTAAAAGAATCCTCCACTCTAGAAAGAAAACTTTGAAAGCAATTTACGAAAACCATTATCTCACCGATAAAGATGTGGCTAATTATGCTAGACAATCCTTTGCCACACTAGCAGATCAGTTCACTGAAGCTCAGAATAATAATCTGATCAGATTCTTAGCCAGAGGCATGGCTTCTGGTGATTGGGAAAAACTCCTGGTGGAATTCACCAACTGCTTGAGCATGGAGAAAGCTAAGGAGCTTGCCACTTACTGCAGAAATATCCCAGAGCACTGGGTTCCATTTGGTCATCCACATATCTCCATCCGAATGCAAGCACCTGTGCCAATTGCACGCCAGGCGTTTAAACACAAGATTGGTTTTATTGAATCAGAAGAATCCAGACGGTATATCTCCAGCCGTCCTGAATTGTACGTTCCTGACGTATTTAGACAAGCAGCTGCATCTGTTAAACAGGGCTCTGCTGGAGCACACATTGACTCTAGTTATTGGCAGTCAGTGTACAAAAGCGCTGGTGTTTCTGCCATTAACTCGTATGAAGAAATGGTTAAACAAGGTATTTGCCCTGAACAGGCTCGCTTTATCCTCCCACAAGGATGTGAAGTTAACTGGTTATGGACAGGATCACTCTACGCTTTTGCCAACTTCTACAACTTGCGAACAGATTCTCATGCTCAGCTTGAAATACAAGAATTGGCCAATCAGATTGGGGGCATTATTGCCCCCTTATATCCTATTTCTTGGCAAGCATTAACTGCAGGTAAGTATTAATATACAGTAAACTCGCATTCCACATTAACTTAGTTTAGATTATCCAGGGGCTTCCTGGCCCCTGTATGACTACTGACAAACTAAGTCTAGATACACACCAATACTTTCCTGCCCAGGAAAGTATTGGTTTTTTTAACCCTAAAAACAAAGATTCCATGACAGAAAAAACATATCTAAGCCAGATTGAAACCCCAACCGGATCTTATGTAGCTCGGTATCCATGGGCTACAGAAATGAGTATTGAGCAGCAATCTATATTCTGGCCTGCAGAAGAACTAGGTGTCGAAGAAGACGAACAAGACTTTCGCGTTGGTTTAAATGACGCAGAGCGCCATGGATTACTAACCGCACAATCAATATTGACTCAGTATGAGTTAATGATTGGCGGCGAAGAACTCTGGGGAGGAAAGATAAGTCGCTTATTCCCACGCCCTGAGATTCAGCGCATGGCTGCTTGCTTTGCCAATGTTGAGCTGGGCTCTCATGCACCGTTCTATGACATTGGAAACAAAGTCATGGGTAATTCCAATGACGAGTTTTATTCCCGTTGGAAATCAGATCCCATACTTGCTGAGCGCATTGCTTTTATCAACGCATGTACAGCGTCGGAAGACGCCTTAGAAGTCACAGCAGCTCTAGCCTTCCTTGAAGGCGCAGTGTTGTTCACTGCTTTTGGCTACTTCAAAGGCTTCAACTCACGCGGCTACAACTTGATTCCTCACTTTGTATCCGGCATTGATGGCTCAGCTAAGGATGAAAACTTTCACTCCATTGCTTCAGCCCGCCTGTTCCGTGAATGCAAAGCAGAACGTATCAAGGCTGGCAACCACAGCTTAGAGCAGCACGCTGCTCTGTCCGCAAAGATCATTGATATCGCTCAGAAAGTAGCCGACCACGAGCGACGCATCAACGACATGCTGTTTGCCATTCCTGGCAACCGTGTAGTCACTCAGACAGAGTTAAACCGCTTCTTAGAAGACCGCATTGACGTAGTGCTGAACCGCTTAGAGATGCCCGCCATGTTCGGCTTTGACAAAGGCGTGATCTCAATGTGGTTTTACCAGCAACTGTCTACCGTCAAAGTCCCTGATTTCTTTGCAGCCACCCAGCTGCAATACACCCGCAACTGGGCCAAGCACAAGCTGGCTTTTAACAAGGATCTTGCTGATGCACTCTAACCCCATTGACACTGCTGAGCAGACTTCACCGCCTGCGGTTGAGAACCTGCAAAAGTATGAGCGCCTGAGCCTTGAGCGTAAAGCGTTACAAGACAAAGGACACCTCCCAGACTGGTACACCACTCCAGGCTGGCAGATGTTCAAAGAAAAGTACGCCTACCCTGGTGAAGACGCAGTGCTTGGCAGGCACAAGCAAATTGCCAAGACATTGGCCAGGCACCTGAAAGGTCGGGAGCTGGAATGGGAAGCCAAGTTCTTCAATGAACTGTGGGATGGGGTGCTGTCACCAGCATCCCCTGCACTGTCCAACACCGGCACTCCACGCGGAATGATGGTGTCTTGCTCAGGTCAGCAAGTAGGCGACTCAGTAGAGTCTTTCTACGACAACATGCGCGAAACCGCATTGCTGTCTAAGCAAGGCTTTGGCACCAGCGCTGACTTCTCAACGATCCGTGCTCGCGGCACACCCATCAAGAGCGGCGGTAAAGCCAGTGGTCCTGTGGAGGTCATCAACGACTTCTTCACGACGGCAGGCAAGATCAGCCAAGGTGGCAATCGCCGTGGCTCAGTAGGCGCTTACCTCAATATTGAGCACCCAGACTGGGACGAAGCGTGCGATCAACTCGCTGCAGATCCCAATGGCAAGAACTACGGCTGGATCATTAAAGACACCTTTGTAGCTCGCCTGGTTGCAGGTGAGGAAGATGCATCACGCCGCTGGATCAAGGCGCTGTACACCAAGCTGACGACAGGCAAAGGCTACATTTTTTGTGTAGACAAAGCCAATCGTCATCGTCCACAGATGTACAAAGACCATGGTCTAGACGTCGTGGCGTCCAACTTGTGCAGTGAGATCATGCTGCACTCTAGTAACGACTACACCTACTCTTGTATCTTGTCCTCATTGAACTTGGCTCACTGGGATCGGATCAAGCATAGTGACTCAGCATTCATTGCTACTGTGTTTCTGGATTGCTTGTGCTCAGAGTTTATTGAAGCCAGCGAAGGTATTCCAGGCATGGAAAAGGTACGTGAGTTCACCCGCAAAGGCCGAGCCATTGGTCTTGGAATTATGGGTTTTCACACGTACTTGCAAAGCAAGAACATCCCGTACATCGGTCTGGAAGCACAGTTTCTCTCAGGAGAGATTGCCAAGCACTTGCATGACGAGTCACTGCGCGCAAGCCAGTGGTTAGCTGTTGAGTACGGTGAGCCTGACTGGTGCAAAGGTTACGGAGTGAGAAATACACACCGTACAGCCTATGCCCCTACCAAGACAACTGCACTACTTATGGGCGGTGTCAGTGAGTCTTGGTTTCCAGATCCAGGTGCAGTCTTTGATGCAGGCACCAGCGTAGGCGAGCTTCGCCGGATTACCCCAGTGATCTATGAAGTGATGAAGAAAAAAGGCGTCTACAACGACGACACGATTCAAGACATCATTGAAAACCTGGGCTCTGTGCAGCACGTTAGCTGGCTCAATGCAGCTGAGAAACTGGTCTTCCTCAACGCTTTTGAGATGGACCAGCGGATCATATTGCGCCACGCTACCCAGCGGCAAAAGTACACATGCCAAGGTCAGTCTTTGAACTTCTATGTTCCAGAAGACGGCTCTGAAAACCTAGTGGCTGACCTCATGACCGAAGTGCTTGTGCACCCAGATTGTTTAAGTCAGTACTACATCTACAGCCGAAGTGGTGTCGTCATCAAAGACGAATGCATCGCTTGCTCAGCGTAAAAAGCGGCCAGTAAAAGAAGTCTGCATTCACAAGCAGACTTCTTTTTATTGACACATTTTTTGTCACACCAAGCCCATATCGGTGTGCTTTCCTTTTACTAAAGGCTTTTTTATGACCCATAACTGCATGTCTATTGGTTGCTCTGTGCTTATACCTATAGGAACAGATTTCTGTGCTGACTGCTTTGTTCTGAACTCCTCAGAACCTAAGCAAGAGGCTTTTAACTTTGAAGACGATGAGGATGACGCTGAAGCAGTCACTCTACAACGCATCCGTCAATTTAACTCCATCAATGATGGAAAAGACATAGATGTCTTTGCCATCCACCAACTCTTTGAAATCAATGACTGCTCTGGCTGCCTTCAACAAGCCAGTACCAAGCTATTGCTGTCTAGCGACAACCTCACTTGCAAGCCCCTCGTGCAAGACATCACTGACGCACGCGACATCTTGAACCGCTGGCTTGAACTCAACGACTCTGTCCATTAATCACTAAGCGCCTTCCGGGCGCTTGCCCGAAAACTAACAAAGAAGGTATCTCCTCATGCAACGCTTTACCAATGTCTCTGACGTTCCTTTAGCACTGGCCGTATTTCTGGCCAGCGACTACTACGACTACAACTCTGACGCTCAAACCATCAGTGCCACAACGCTGCTCAAACCAATTCGCCAGATCATTTTGCCTTCGCGCATTTCATTGGAAGATGGTATGGCATCGTTGCCGGACATGATGAGCAATCGTCTGGGTGCAGCGGTGCATGACGGGATTGAGCGCGCTTGGCTCACCAACCATCAAGGTGCTATGACAGCACTCGGCTACCCACCCAAGGTCATTGATCGTGTGCGGGTTAACCCTAAACCAGAAGACTTGATTGACGGCATCATTCCAATTTACTTGGAGCAGCGCCTAAGCAAGAAAGTTGGCAAGTGGACGGTCACAGGCAAGTTTGACTTTGTCGGTGATGGTCGTGTTCAGGACTTTAAGACCGCCTCCGTGTGGTCGTACATGAACCAGGTCAACGCCACCAAGCAAACACAACAGGGCAGCATCTACCGCTGGCTGGATCCTAAGCTGATCACCGAAGACGAGATGGACATACACCACATCTTCATGGACTGGAAAGCAGGGATGGTTAAGACCGACCCAAAGTATCCAAGCCAGCGCTTCAAGAAGCAAACTTTCCCACTGCTCTCATTGGCTGAAACAGATGGCTTTATCCGCCGCAAGTTGCAGCAAATTGAGCAGTACTGGGATGCTCCTGAAGATGAGATCCCTGAGTGCAGCGCAGAAGATCTTTGGCGCTCAGAGCCGCAGTTCAAGTACTACAAGAACCCGGCTTCTACCAAGCGCAGCACCAAAAACTTTGACACCTTGCACGACGCTCGCCTTCGTCTTATTGAGGACGGCAGCGTCGGCATTGTGAAAGAAGTTCCTGGCCAAGCCACTGCCTGCAAATACTGCCAGGCGTTTCCCATCTGCAGCCAGAAAGACGCTCTCATTGCCAGCGGCGATCTGATCATGGCTTAACTTCAAAAAAGAATCTATGAAACCTTTCAATCAAATGGACTATCACGCTACCAGCGAGCGCGTGGTGGGCATTTTGCGTGATCACACACAGCGTGATGACTCCTTGTTTTTTCGTATTTTGGTCGGCTACTACTTCTGCTTGGTGGCAGCTCAGATGCGCTGCAACATCGACACCCCTGACAAAGGTGAGATTCCAGTGAACATGTACACGTTGAACCTAGCCCCATCAGGCTACGGCAAAACGCAATCCATGAACTTGCTGGAAGAACAGATCTTGGGGCAGTTCCGCCATCGCTTTCAGCAAGAGACATTTCCCATCTTGATGGAAGACAACTTGCCTAAGCTAGCTGTCAAGCGGGCTACCCGCAAAGGTTCAGATCCAGATGACGAGCTGGCCCGTCTCAAGAAAGAAGCAGATCGTTTAGGCGATCCACTATTTTCTTTTGACTCAGCCACCAGTCCTGCCGTCAAGCAGCTGCGTCATCACTTGTTGTTGGCTAATGCAGGTTCACTCAACTTGATCATGGATGAGGTTGGCAACAACTTGATTCCAAACAAGGAAGCGTTTGACACCTTCATTGAGCTGTACGACAAAGGCTTGGTCAAAACTAAGCTGATCAAGAGCACCACTGAGAACGTGCGTAGCGAAGAGATCGTAGGTAAAACACCAGCCAATCTGTTGATGTTCGGTGTACCGCAAAAACTATTTGATGGTGCCAAGGTTGAAGAAGAATTGATGGACATGCTTGCTACAGGCTATGCACGTCGCTGCTTCTTTGCCTATGTCAGAAAAGCCAGTCGTCCTGTGCGCACACCTGAGCAGATGTATCAAGACCGAACCAGTCAAGCCAACGTCTCTGCTATTGAAGCGTTGGCAGACCACATGGAGAACTTGGCAGACATCATCAATGCCAACAAGAAACTGGTCATCAACAAAGAGACATGCATCTTGTTGAATGAGTACCAGCTTCACTGTGAAGGTCGTGCTGAACATCTGCCTAATCACCAGGAGATTCAAAAGCGAGAACTCTCTGAGCGCTACTTCAAGGTACTCAAGCTTGCTGGTGCTTACGCCTTCATTGATGTATCTCCAGAAGTGACAGCTGGCCATGTGTACAACGCCATCAAACTGGCGGAAGACTCAGGTGAAGCATTTACTATGATGTTGGCGCGTGACAAACCTTGGGTCAAGCTGGCCAAGTACATCGCAGCCGTAGGTCAAGACGTTACGCAAGCCGATCTGGCAGAGGATCTTCCTTTTTACAAAGGCGGTACCGCTTACAAGAACGAACTGCTGACCTTGGCCACAGCTTACGGCTACAAGAACAACATCATCATCAAGAAAGCATTTTCTGATGGCATAGAGTTCTTGCGAGGCGAGACACTAAAAGAGACTGACATCACCAAGATGGTTATCTCTTACTCCAGTGACATCACTACTGACTACCGCAATGAAATAGCACCGTTTGACATGCTCCACAAACTCACGCAAGCCTCTGGCCTGCACTGGGTGGCGCATCACTTAATGGGCGGCTATCGCAACGAAGAGAACGCCATTCCTGGCTTTAACTTAGTTGTCATTGATGTAGATGGTGGCGTAAATATCTCTACTGCCAAGCTGCTGCTCAAGAACTACAAGTTCTTGCTGTACACCACGAAGCGACACACGGTAGATGAAAACCGTTTCCGCATCATCTTGCCTATCAACTATGAGTTGAAGATGGAAGCCAGAGACTACAAAGAGTTCATGGCCAGCATCTACGAGTGGTTGCCTTTCGACGTAGACAAAGCGACTAATCAGCGAGCACGCAAGTGGCTCTCTCATGACGGTCACTTTGAGTACAACGACGGTGAGTTGCTTGACGCCTTGCCCTTCATACCGAAGACCAGCAAGAACGAAGAGCGCAAAGCTTTGGTGGACTCACAGCAGTCCATGGACAACTTGGAGCGATGGGTCATCAACAACATTGGTGACGGCAACCGCAACAACATGCTGCTGCGCTACTCCATGATTTTGCTCGATGCAGGCTTTGAATTTGAGGGCATCCGCTCTCGCGTCATGAGCCTGAACGAGAAGATTGCGGACAAGCTAGAAGAGCAAGAGATCATGGGCACTGTCATGGTGACTGTGATGAAAGCACTGGCCAAACGACCATGAAAATCACACCTTTAGCTATCAAGCAAAAAGAAGTCGATCCACATGGCATCAGTCCTAACCAACCCGGAGCCAAGCTTGATTCCGGGAAGGTATTGCCATGGCTTTGTTTGTCTGGCTTTTCCAGAGCTTTCCGTGAAGTGTCCGAAGTCACCACCGCTGGTGCAAAGAAGTACACCCCTAACGGGTGGGCAACTGTGCCCAATGGAGCAGACAGGTACATGGAAGCGTTTGCCAGACACATGCTAGATCTAGGCGAAGGCAAGGTGTTTGACGACGGGCCAGGAGGCACAGGTAGGCGCCACAAAGCGCAGATGGCTTGGAACCTCCTGGCCTCCTTGGAGCTTGAGCTTCGACAAGAAGAGCAGACCCCAAGCAGCAACGATCCAATTTTCAAGTAAGCAAGTGCCTTCCCGGCACTACTGCGAATCAATAAGGAAACCATGACCCAACACTACAACGACAACCTAGTCTTGCTGTGTGGCAAATCAGCCACCGGCAAGTCCGCCTCACTCATGCAACTGGACAAGCCAGAAGGCGTGATTTACCTCAACTGCGAAGCAGGCAAGAAGCTCCCATTCAAATCCAAGTTCAAACAGTATGTCATCACTGACCCGCTGCAAGTCATGGAAGCGTTTGACGCAGCCGAGACTATGCCAGAGGTGCACACCATCGTCGTCGACAGCTTGACCTACTTGCTGGACATGTATGAGAGTGTGTACGTCAATGGCTCAGCCAATGGCATGAAAGCCTGGGGCGACTTTGCTCAGTTCTTCAAAACACTGATGCAACAAAACGTGGCCAAGTCCAGCAAGAACGTGATCTTCACAGCTCACACCATGGACACACTTAACGAGAGTGAGATGCTGATGGAAACCAAGGTGCCAGTCAAAGGCAGCTTGAAAAACAACGGCATAGAAAGCTATTTCAGCGTCGTCATCACTTCCAAGAAGGTGGCACTGAAAGCGCTTAAAGACTACGGCTCCAAGCTGCTAGTCATCACCCCGGAGGAAGAGGCACTTGGCTTCAAGTATGTCTTCCAAACCAAGATCACCAAGGAGACGGTCAATGAGCGTCTACGTGGTCCATTGGGATTGTTTGAAACAAAGGAAACCTTTATCGATAACAACCTTCAGTTAGTCGTCAACCGTCTGCAAGCGTATTACGCGTAACAGAGAAATCCTTTTCTTAACCAACCGCAATTTAATTTAAACCCAAGAAAGAACCCCACCATGTCAGCACTTAAAAACCTCACTTCCGACGCCACCATTGCCAATGAAAAAGACTCCGTAGGCGGAGGCGGCGTACTGGAGTCTGGTCTGTACCCAGCCACTGTCACTTTGGCTTACGTCACCAAATCAGCAGGAGGCGCCACAGGCTTAGTCTTGCACGCCAAAACCAGCATGGGCCGTGACATCCGTCAGACCTTGTGGATGACTTCAGGCACCGCCAAAGGCGCCAAGAACTACTACGAGAAAGACGGTCAGAAGAACTACTTGCCAGGCTTCATCGCAGCAAATGCATTGGCATTGCTAGCAACAGGCAAGGAAATCTCTGAGCTAGACACTGAGACAAAAGTTGTCAACGTCTACAGCTACGAAGCCAAAGCTGAAGTCCCAACTAAAGTTGACGTGCCAGTCGATCTAATGGGGAAAGAAATCATCATTGGCTTGATCAAGCAGACTGTTGACAAAAATGCCAAGAACGAAACCACAGGTGCTTATGAGCCGACTGGTGAGACTCGTGATGAGAACGAGATCGACAAGTTCTTTCGCGCAGCCGACAAGATGACTACTGCTGAGATCCGTGCCGCAGCCAATGAGCCAGCGTTCTACGCCACTTGGGAAAGCAAATTCTCAGGCATTGTGCGCATGAAGGCTAAAGCTACCGGCACAGCAGGTGCTCCCAAAGGAGCTTTTGGTGGCGGCACGGCTATGAAAAAACCAGCCACTAGTTTGTTTGCATAAGCGCAGGCACCAAAATGAAAAAATTCATCGGCACCAAACTGATAAGCGCATTGGGCATGACACGCGAGGCTTACAACAGCTATCGCGGCTGGAAACTGCCGGACAATGAATTTGGAGGTGACGAAGGCTACCTGGTCGAGTACCTGGACGGCGGTGTGGGCAACCACTCTGGCCACAAAGGCTACATCAGCTGGAGCCCAAAAGAGGTATTTGATCGTGCTTACCGCCCGATCGAAGACATGACTTTTGGGCTTGCAATCGAAGCTTTGAAGATGGGCCAAAAGGTAGCCCGTTCCGGCTGGAATGGCAAAGGCATGTGGCTGATTCTCATTGCAGGCACACCTTCGGCAACTTTGAGCGATGGCTCAGCCTACGCTAAAGCGTTGCCTGGCAAGGACGAATGCGAGATCCTTCCCCACATTGACATGTGGACGGTGAACGCTGAAGGTCGCCGCGCCATGCTGCCAGGCTGGCTTGCCAGTCAGAGCGACATACTGGCCGAAGACTGGAGGATCGTGGAATGACTGCAACAGCAGAAACCAACAAACCCGATACCGTCCAGATCGAAGACCTGGATCAGTTCGTCCACCACCTCACCGGCTGGCATCAGGAACGCGTTAAGGTGCTCCAGCACCTGCTAACAATTCCTGATACCGGCGTCGAGATTGAGCTGGAAGGCCAAGATACACCATTGGTGGGCGAGTACCACAAGGGCTTTATCTTTGGCTTGAACGTAGCTCTAGGTGAGTTGGGCAAGCTACCTTTTGTAGCTGAAATGGAAGCACCTTCAGACGTACAAGCGCATGGTCAAACCCAGTCGTAAGCTGAAGTTTGTTGGCTGCGACCCCAGCCTTAGAAACTGGGGCTTGGCAGTGGCTACCTTTGATACCGCGACCCAGAAGCTAACTGTCAACGAGCTGGCGCTCACCTGCCCTGACCTTCCCAAAGGCAAGCAGGTGCGCCAGAACTCGCTGGACCTAGCGTCTGCCAGTCAGCTGTACGAAGGTGCCATAGCCGCCGTAAGGGGCGCTGATGCAGTTTTCGTAGAAGTTCCTGTGGGCAGTCAGTCTGCTCGCGCTATGGCCTCCTACGGCATCTGTGTTGGCGTCCTGGGAGCATTGAGGGCCAATGGCATTCCGTTCTTTGAAGTCACCCCTAGCGAAGTCAAACTCGCTGGGGCTGGCAGCAAGACGGCTACCAAGCAAGAAATGATTGCCTGGGCTATGTCTAAGCATCCTGAAGCCAACTGGCCAACTTATAAACAAAACGGCAAGAGCTTGGTAAGCGAAGCGAAAGCGGAGCACCAAGCCGATGCCGTAGCCACAATTTACGCAGGTATGACCTGTAATTCGTTCAAACAAATGCTGCCATTTATGGCCGCCACTTAAAGGAAAACAATGCAGATTCAACTAAAGCAAACCGAAATCATCGCTGCACTTAAACAGTTCATCACCTCGCAAGGCATCGACTTGTGGGGCAAGGAAGTAACTGTCACCTTCACCGCTGGCCGCAAGGAAAGCGGCATCTCTGCAGAGATAGACATCGAAGAAAACGCATTACCTGACTTTGCAGGAGCTGACGATGACGAAGCAACTGCTCCCAAAGCAGCTGTCTTGAGTATGGTTTCATCGACCCCTGCCTTGCAGCAGGGTAAGACAGAACCCACAACTGAAGCAGAAGCGACTAAGTCAGTAGAGCCCGTAAAAACTAGCAGCTTGTTTAGTTAAGTTTTTACAGTGGTTAGCGTACTAAAAGGAATTGGCTACTTGATAGCAGCAATTGCCATACTGACTGTACTTGCAAGCGGAGGCATCCTTTTCCTTGCAGTTGGTGTGGCCATAGGGCTTTTGTTTTCACTTACATCCATTGTCTTGTTTACAGCATCAGGACTACGGGCGTTCTTTGAAGGCGACTTTTCTAAAAGCAAAAGCAAAGACTAAGCTACCAAAAGTCTGACACCCAGGAAAGACTGGGGCCCTCAGATAAGCAGACTAGATGTTAGTCCGCTTATCTGATGGTTCTACAGAGCAAAGGGCATCCTCTTTGCAGCAAGTGACATTGCTCCTCCTTATGATCTAAAAAGCTGATTTGAGCTACCTGTAGATCCATCAACTTATCAGACTACCAAGCAGCGGCAATATACGATCTGCCAGCATGAGCATCCCCACGCCTCACAAAGGTCCAAGGCTCTGCGAGCGACAGTGCAACATGTCTCGTATGACAGCTGGAGAGACAGCACTTTTTTGATAATAGGCTGCTATCCCTTGGGCAAGGAGCACGCACAAGCCTATTACCAGCTGCTGCCCAGCAGCTCTTATAGTAGCAAACTGATTGTTATAGACAACAAACCCTCACAACAAGGATACACACATGAGCCCCCTTGGCCCAACCGAATACGCAACCATGATGTCTGCTCTACGGGGGGATAAATTTGACCCTGTTGTTTTTAAACGCGCAGCGAGCAAAATCAGGCACGGTAGTGCAATACAACCAGAAGGAAGATTTCTTGACCGCGCTATTCCACTTTCTTTAAATGAATGGAGACGTGACCAGCAGTGGTCTATTGAGTTTATAAACAGACACCAGAACGGTTGTGACGTAGCATGGAGAGCGTATTGGCAAGTGATGACTTATCCAATCAAGACGGCATCACTTGAACTCAATATTCTTGTCGCAGATCTGCCGTTGAATAGGCGGACTCTACTCTGCCTTCAAGCAGAAAACATAAATGACCTGGCCACGCTCCTATCATGGACAGAAGCGAGATTGCTTAAAATACCTAATCTTGGCCGAAAGTCTCTCAATGAAATCATTAACTATTTGATAACCAGCGGACTGTCGCTTAGTAAGTAATGATAATTACACAGCAAGACTTAAATCAGTTTTACTGTGTAGCCCAGCAGCATTTACTGTTTCACGATAGACAAAGCAGCATTGATAGTGGCAATGTCATCTAGCACCGTAAGCAGCTTAAAAGGCCCAACGTCTAGTGGATTGTTGCCTATCCGACCAAACATAGAACTCTCCAGAACGATGGGCCCCAAGTCCATAAGCTGTCCCACAGACATGGCCATCAACACCCGTGCTGGATTGTCCATAAACAATTTAGCAAGGACTTTCTGAATACGCAGGAAGTACTTGGTAAACGGCAGCAGCCCCATGTCATCCATGTACTGCAATGACTGGTGCATCGGAATGTCGTAGTTGATGAACGCATCACTGGCATCTTGAATAGCATCTTCCTTACTCATGGGATTGCGCTTGTTGATGTTGTGCTGGTAAAGCGTGTACCGAGCCACAAAGTCAGACAACTGCGTCACACGCGACAGACCTTGGTACAGCTGCGTGTCATGCGCCATGTACGCCACTCTGGCTGCCTTGACTACGGTTGGGTTGAGCTTGTCAGTAAACTTGCTCACTATTCTGACAAAAGCACTCTTGTAAGAGTAAATATCTTCGTCTGCGGCCAAGTCTTCTACGATGGTTGGCATCAAGCCAAGATCAATAAGTTCCTTGACTGGATTGTTTGCTAAGCTGTCTTCCAAGCGAGCAATGCGCCGGTTCACTTCAAGATCTTTGCCTTGCATGTAACCAGTGTCGCGCAGTAGCGTAAGTTGGGCCAGCTCAGCACTGTCCTGTTTGTAAGCTGTAGCGCCTTTCAAAGCTACCAAGTGATGGTTAAGAATATCCTTAATCGGTACACCATTCAACCAAAGCAATGACAAGTTGGAGTAGATGTTGCCCATCATCACAAAGCCAGTCTTGACCACCAAGATGTCTTTGACTTCACCCACCAGTTCCTGCCAAACTTTTTCTCCTCGCGTGATCTTGATAGCGGCAATCTTTGCGTAAGCCAGTGCTTTGTCTCGGTCCATGCCTTGGAACGCGCGACCGTGTTGGCTCAGTGACCATTCCATTACATCAACAAATATGTTTTCAAGTGCACTGCGCAGCGCTGGATCTTTTGCAAAAGCATTAGCCAGTGACGCTTTGCGGTAGCCAAACATAATGTCCAAAGCGTCGTTCTTGACCATCATGCCGTCGTATCCCCAGATAGCTCTTGCATCAGCTTTGCTGTCAGCAGGCAATAGATCCCAAATCTCTTTCATTTCTTTGGTGAGAGCACCCTGACCCACCAGCACATACGCTTCTGGGTTCTTGACATAGTCAGCGTCATACTGTGCCTTGAGCGCAGTGAAGGCTGTTTTGTTCTGCTCGCGTGAAGTTTCCTTGTCATAAGTAGCGCCAGCCAAAACACCCAGCAATTTGTCAAAGCTGTTGTCCCGGTTGAGTACGCTGTCCTTGGTGGTGTTTGCCATCATGTAGCGCCACTTCACAACCTCACCCCGCTCATTAAGCACAGGTGCCATGTGGTTGGCCTTCACTTTTGACAGATCACGGCGTGGACCTGGCGTAAACATGTCAGCAATGGCTTGCTTGCGAGAAGCCATCAAGTCCGCATTGGCTGCAGCGTTTTGTGCACCAGTGAACGTGTTGGTATTTGTGTACCCACTGTGATTTTCTGTACCCTTGCTGTTCAAGCTTTTTGTGGACGTGATGCCTGACACACGTCTACCCATACCGCCCCCATCGCGGACGTACATGTGGCGCATAGAACGATCTGGATCAGCCCGGTCCAACACCACTTGCTCACCTTTGGTGTAGCCAAGGTTGATCAAGTCTTTACCATCTGCAACGTTAGCCACTTTTACTTCAATGTTGGGGTCGTAAATCTCAGGCAAGTAGCCGTGCACCATTAGCTCAGGCAGACCTTTAAAGACACGCTCCAGAGATTCTTTCTCCAGTTGCTTGTGCAGCTTGAGTACAGACTCCACACCGTTGCCATCAGTACGCTGGTTCTCTATCGCAATCAATGTAGAGGCTTCCAGGCGAGCAGCACTGGCGGTGTAGCCTAGCGCATACAAAGCCACAAGAACTTCAATGACTTCTTTGGCTTCAGCTGTACGCGCTGCAGTCAGCTTGCCTTGGTAAGCCGTGCCGTACAAGTTAGCAATGTTGTGTGCGTTCATCATTTCAAACTCACCGCGTACACCCCCCGTGGCAATTTGAATACCAAGGGCATTGGCTTGCTCAATGAAGTATTTGGTGGCATTACCAAAGCTACTAAGCTTGGCTTCATACGTGGCCACGGCTTTGTTTAACTCACTGGTGTTGCTGACTAACCCAGCAATCTCAGCCATGCTGAACTTGCCAACCAAGTGATGCAAGCCAGAACGCAAGAACACTTGAGAGACAGCCGCCTTGGCAGCCGTACTCATGCCTTTGCCTTGGTTAGCAAAACCAGCACGCGCAAACGTAGCGGTGTTGGTAATCACGTCTTTGCGGTGGCCTTCCATCCACTTGGACGCACGCAGCAAGGCTTGCAAAGCTTTAGCTGGTCCTTGCAGTTCACCAAGTGTCGATGCAATTACACCCAGCTTGCCTTTGAACGCAGAGTTGCGCATGGTGCGCAAGTTGTCCATGAAGTAGTCAACCCGGTTATCTGCAACGGTCTGAACCAAAGCACCCGCTGCTCGTACAACGGCATACTTGTTTTCTGACACTGCAGGGGCACCTGCCATCTTAGATATCTTGCTGCGCAGTGCATCAGCGGCTGCTTTTGATTTATCTTCAATGGCATCAAGCACTGGGCTTGTCCGTGGATGTGCAAACTTATAGCGACGCTTGGCTTCAATGTCTACCAGCTGGCCAACTAACATAGTCAGCTTTTGATCTGCTTGCTGGCCTTTGTACGTGTGTGTAACCTTGGTGTTCCAGAAAGCCAAGATGCCCTCAAAGATTGCTTGCAATCGGTCAGCAAAACTCTTGGTAGAGGCGACTGTGCGACTGCGGTCTGTCGCCACTTGCAGCAACTTGTTAAAGCCCTCATGAGCCAGACCCATAGCAGCAAAGCGAGACAGGTAATCTGATCGCTGGCCTTTGTTACTTTCAAGCTTAAAGATAAAGTCATGAAGCGCCTGCGCTGCCGCCTGCTCCGCAGTCGTGGCTTGGCTCCATGGGGATCCGGTATGGAAGTCTTCTACCTTGATCTTGTTTTTGATCTCCGTGTACAAGGCGTACAAAACTCTGTAGGCTGACGTGCTGTAAGCTTCTTTGCTCTCCAGTGTGGCTCGCACAGTGGCTTCAATTTGCTCAATGGCGAACATGCTTTGATCAGGAACGACAAAGCCAGAGCCTAGTATTTGCGAAGCAAATGGGACTTCTCCCGTGTTGATCGCCTTGAGGTACACATCTTCTGCCGACAGTGCTTGCTCTTCCATTAGGCTGGCACTAAAGGAGCCGAATGGACCATGTAGCTTTTCAACAATGTTGCTAAGCAAGCCACGCACTTGATTGGCAAAGTTCACACTTAGCTTGCCGTCTTTCAGTGCGTCGTGTAAATCCAACGTGCTGTAAGTGTTGAGCTTGGCTTGCAGCGATGGATCTGCAGCAGGTGTTGCCATGACCAAGTTAACCGGGTCTTGCTTGCGCTCTACTGGCACTGTCTTAGCTACTTGTTCAAACAAAGCAGAGACATTAGCAATCAACACACCCAAGCCATTAGCAGAAGCTACATCTTTAAAGCCCAGCATGTTAGCCAAGTTAGCCACAAAGATTTGCAGAAGATTGGCCATCTTGCCCAGTGTGGTGGACTGCATATTGATCTTGGCAAGCACTTCCGTTTGGAATGCCTGGTTGGTCATGCCCCAAGCCAGTAACTCATCTAAGCTAGTAACTGCATCTCCAAATTTGGCTTTGAGCTTGGCATCACCATTAACTGTGGTCTGTGCAGCTTTAAGCAACTCATTAAGTTCTGCAATAAAAGGCTGCACTGCTTTGTCTGTGCTCTGCACAATGTTGCTTAAAGCTGCATGAACCAGCTCATGGATCAACAGCTCTGTGGTCAAGCCAGAGTCCACAAACTCAGGACTCAGTACATAGATCTCTTGCTTGGTGCCATTCATGGCAAACCAACCCCTTGCACCCATCACTGGCCCATTGATAGGCAAGTCTCCTGGCGAGTCTTTGGTGATGTACTTGACCTGGAGTTCTGGATCCACCAACTTGACCAATGACTTGATCAGCATAGTGTTGAACTTCGGATTTGGTATGCTGCCATCCGTGCTCACCTTGCGCAACAACCCCTGCAGCACTCGCTTAAAGCTGGCTTCCGGGTTGGCTTCAAAGAACTCTACCAAGTCAGCATCAGGCGCAATCTTAGGTGTGCCCAGTGGGCCAAACACCGACGTGAGTGTTGCTTCTTTAGGAACAACTGCTGGCTGCGCATCTGGCACAGTGCTTACAGCGCCTGCCCCAAACATCGTAAGAGCAAAATCATTCAAAGCTTGTAAGTCAGCTGCAGCACGAACAGGGCTTAGAGCATTAAGGTTATCGCTGGCTTCTTTGCGATCTGCCTCAGTCACTGTGTGGCTGCCACCGTCCATGGCGTACTGGTCAACCACCGCCCATTGAGACATAGCACCGAATTTAATTTTGTTGGCTTCCAAAGCCTCATTGAAAATTTTGAACACTGTTGTGTCCAAAAGAGTTTCAACTTTGTCGACACGGTTCTTCTTGGCAAGCTTTTGCAGCATCTCTTTGATTGATGCTTGCATTTCCGGTGTCAATTCGCCGCGCTGGTCCATCTCCGTAATGCCACGAACCACGCGCATAAGTGCGTCGTGAGCTTCATTCAATGGGGAGTAGTTGAGCGTTCTTGACCAAGTGCTCTTGTTCAAAGAATCCGCTGACTCCGCCAACGTATTGATACCTGCACCTACTGCATCATGGTTGTTTACGACATGGTTTGTGTTTTGTGCATCAAGAGAAATAGCACTGTCTAGTGCGTGCGTTGTGCCAGAAATAGCAATCACACCTGGGTCTTCTTGAACCACTGAACGCCCAACCGAAGTTAGCTGGCTTGCATTATTTTTTAGCTTCGAGCCAAAAGAAACTTGCACTTTGTAGGCTGAGGAGTTGTTTTGCTTGCGGCCTTTTTTGGCTAGCAAGATACCATTACTGGTATTGCCTTCGTCTTTGGACATTGCCGTGTGCATGACAGGCAAGATGTCTTTTAAACGCTCTGCAAGTTCTGCTTCTTGTGCTTTGCTTAGATCATGGATAGGCCCAGCCTTTGTCGTTGGGATGCCTAGTTCCTCAATCATGGCGTTACGCGAAGCGGTGTACACAGCCTCGTACAAACCGTAGGACAAGGCAACCGTCTGCGTCACCAGCTTGCTTCGCTTTAAGAATGGCTTAAAGTTAGTGCCAATTACTTCTTTGGTAGCTGCACCAATCGTTGCAGCATACGCATTGCGTAATGCGGCTTCCTGTGACTTTGACAACGAGCGGCTGAGGTAGTACGAAATGGGCCTGCCAACTGGTAGCTGGGCAGCTCCCTCAGAACGAAGCAGCACGTTGACGTTACCCACAAACACATCAACAGTAGATTGTTCGGAGCCTTTGCGCGAGAAGCCTTCCAGCTTTTCGTACATGGTATCCACGTAGTCGTAAGCCATCTTGCCAATGATGCTGGTAAAGCCACCACCATAGTTCAGCGGATTGATTGGCCCCTTGAGCAAATCTCGTCCGTCTTTGGTCGCTTCTAATGCCGCATTGATTGGAGAGCCAGCTGTTGCCCAGATCGCACCTGTTACTGCGCGACTCTCAACAGGCATTGAGTTCACATAGGAATGTAAATCTTGGGCATTGGATTCGTAAATGTCCTGATGACCTGGTGTACCGCGCCACAAGTTGTACCCTTTGAAACGAGGCTCTTGGGTGCCAAGTGCAAAAGCGTAGATTCCGCCTTTCTCCAGCAGCAAGTTCAACTGCTCTGCAGTAGCAGCAGCCCCATACATGATTGCATTGAGGATAGAACCATTGGACACACCATCAACCTCGCCCATCAGGTTGGTCGTAAATGTATCCGCCTTTGTGTCAATAGCTTGCTGATACTTGGCATAAGCGATCAGCGAAGCCAACGTATGGAGTTTCTGGTTGCCTGTTTTAACTGCTGCTTTAATTGCAGCTTGTTGCTCCACACTCAGCACAGCGTTATCAGTAAACAGGACTACCTGAAGTGCTTTGACTGCAGCTTTCATCGCTGGGTCTTGCATCATGGAATCAAGCGCATCAACGGATCTCTGGCTGGCATCTTTTTCTGGCTTGATGCCAAAACCTTCCGATGCACGCAGCATGAAAGACTGAAGCTGAGTTTCGTTGCTCAGATCAATGACTGTGCTCCAACTGTCAGAAGCAATCAACCAGCGAACAATCTTGCTGGTGTTGGGGTTCACAGTGTTGTTCTTGTAGCCTGAGCGTTGCTGCTTCCACATATCTTGGTTCAAGAAGAATTCTTGATCCATACCTTTCTCGCCCATGGCCAGATCGCCCATAAACCCCATGAAGTTGCGAAACTCACGGGCCAGGCCATCGTTTTTTGCGCGCTTGCTATTTCGGTTGCGAACGTGAGTGTGCTCACTCTCTGCCTCGACGCCAGACATCTCCATGCCTTCTTCTTCTGAGAACAAACTCAGTACCTTCAACGGATCTTTGTTGGCTTTCCATGGTCGCGTCTGATTGAGCTTGAACACCTTTTTAACAAAGCCAGGTAGTCCCATACCAGTGTTTGATTGTTTCTGCACACCAACAATAGGCGTGAGACTTGGAAACGACAAACCTGACTCAATCCCAAACAAGTTTTGAATCAGGCTCTGAGAGCCTTTGATTGAATCTGCAACTTCCTTGGCTTCGCCATTTGGCTGCCCTGCCTCGTCACGAGCGAGCTTGTAAAAATGATGTCCCACTACCTTGTCAGAAATTTGCGTAGTTTCTTCGCCTGAGTTCTCAGCCTCATTGTCTGCAAACAGATCTTCGTTACGCAGATTGTTGATTTCACCATTGGTGAAAGATGTACGAACCAATAAGCCTCGGTCCTCCATCAGCTTAAACGCGTGGGCTCCAAGAGACACACGCAATTTAGCCAGCATGTCTTGAGGTGCGTTCACGTCAATCTTAAAACCCAGTGCGTCAATAACAGCTGAGCCAAGTGAGTCAATTACCTGGGACTGGTACGCACCAACATCTGTCAGCGCTGCTCTTGCATCTGCACTGATAGGCGAGTCTGGGCGATGACCCAGAGTACTGTTGATTGCTTTATCACTGTTGGCAGCAGCTCGACTGGCCAGATCAGCAACGTACCCAAACACTGCAGCAGACATGGCAGTCTTCACGTTGTCTTCAACGTCAATACCGCTTTTCCCATTCACGCTGATCGCTTGGATCAAATAACGTATTGGATCATCGTAGTTAAATTTTGCGTTGGCTCCAACCTTCAGATTGCGAGCAATGATCGGTGCCCACTGTGCAGTTTTCTCAACAAACTTAGCCCACGCTACTAGTTTTGAGTCTTTGCCCAAGTCCTGGTCTTTGATGTACTGACCTATTTTTACTGTACCTGCAGCTACTGCAGCCATGAAGTTTTTGACTTCTACTAGTGGACGCTTTGAGCCATCAGAGTCTTTTCCAGACTCCTGAGTAAAAAAGTCACCTAGCTTTTTCTCATCGTGGGGAGTCCCCTCCGGGGAGGTCTGTTGAAGTGCCGAAAGTTTCCCATCGGAGGCAATTGTCTGGGCAGTATCAGACTCAACTGTGCTATTCTCTGAATTAGCCTGTGTTTCAACTGTAGTGTCTGCAGTTATCTCAGTACTCTTAGCTTCCTGAGTCTTCTGAGTTATCTCAGTCTTCTTATCTACTCCAGTACTCTTAGTCTTCACAGAAGAGACGGATGTCTCTTCATTCACTGTAGTTGACTTAGCTTCTACTACAGCTGACTCAGTTACTCCAGCGGCTTGTACACCACCAGTGGTTCCAACGGTTGCTGGTACTCCCTCGGAAGAAGTCGCTGTTCCTCCAGTTGGCGCTGCATCTTTTGTTGCAGGGGTTTTGGACTGAACTTGCGCTCCCTGTCCTTGTTGTGATTGGTTCGTGACATTCTCAGCTCCAGTCAAAGTTGATGCATCAGCGGAAGGTGCGTTGAACTTCAGCTCATACGCCTTTGTCAAATAGCTCAGCGAAGCAGTCAGTGCAGCAGCTTCTTGCTGAATGTCGCTTACCAATTTCGGTGAATTAATTGTTAAAGCACCATTGGGACGCGCCTTGCTTTGTGACAGCGAGCCATCGCCAATTTGCCATTGCCCATTGGCTTTAATGATTTGTATGCCTGGCCCTTTGGCCATTGCTGCAGCGGCCACCTCCGCTTTGCTGCGGTGGTCCGCTTCAAATTTACCCAGACCATCAAGCTGTTCTTCTGCTTGTTTTTGATTGCCGGTACGCACAGCTACTGCCATGCGGTCTTGGTAATTTTTGATACCTGTATTACCGCCGCCACCTTCGTAAATTTGGCGTGACACAGCACTGCCACTAATCAGTAGGTTCTGCTCCAGCCGTGCTTTTGAGAACTCACGCAAGACCAAACGCTGTGGAGCTGTCAAAGCATTGGTCATGTCTGCAGCTACTTCCTCTGCACGAACAGGATCCAACAGCTGAGGAGCAGACATGGCCAAGTTCACTACGCGAGTTGCAGTCGCCACAGAAGCTTCTACAGCTACAGGGTCAGCTTGATCAACCGGCGTACTCAATGATGTCAGCATGGCCTCTACACCAGTGCCGCCTTCTACCAGCTGATTGAGCTGGGTCTTGGCGGTGTTCACACCTTCTATCTGCGTGTCTAGCGTAGCTAATTCTTTTTCCAAAGACTTGGTACGCTTGCCGTCAGTCTTGTCTTCTTGCAGTAAAGGCAACTCCTTTTGCAAGTTATCCAAGTATCTTGTGTAGCCTGCGACCTTGTCGACTTTAGCCGGGTCTGTATTGGCCAAGAGAGCTTGCATTTCAGCAATCTTGGCGGTGACACCTTTGAGTGTTTTGTTCGATAAGTCTGCTGCTAGCGCTGCTCGCTTTTCATCCAGCACACCCACAATCTCATCGGCCTTGGCCAGATGGGCTTGCTTGGTTTCTTCAGTAGTTGTAGCCAGCTGAGCATTGCCAGTCAGTGCGGCAATAGCCTTCTCAGGAGCGTAGGTGCGTGCGGCTGGGTCTGCCAATGCAGTTACATCACCTGATGCAATCGCCTCGTCCTGGAGCTTTGTAGCGTCCTGGTAGCGTTGCTGTGCTTCGCCCACTCCTTTGGCCAGTCCCATAGGTGCGCCCATAGCAGCACCTGTGACCATACCCAATGCAGCTGCATTACCAACACCTTCGGTTAAGGCTTTGTCCAGTGCAAAGTTTTGCAGCACAGTTTCACCCGTGGACTGCAAAGCTTCTTCACCACCTTCAAACACAGCGGCACCACCAGTACGGGTGAGCACCCCACGTTGAGATGTGCCCAGCGTACCTTTGGTGATGGCTTCATCAATGTCACCCAAACCAAGACGACCTGATACACCACCACTCAAGCGAGCTACAGTACCTCCCATCACACCTGTGGTGGCGGCAGCTAATGATTGCTTGAGGGAAAGGCGCTTGTCTACAGTCTGCCCACGAATTTGCTCTGCAGCAGAGCCAGCCATGAGAGCGCCTTCGCCTGCTGCTGTCGCTAATTTGACACCTGCGCCCAAGGCTTGAAGACCCCGCGCAGCCACACCACCTGCCAGCATGGGGAATAGTGATTCCAACAACAAGTGCGGCACTGTGCTTGGGTTTTCAGCCATTTGGTCCACAGTGTTCCAAAAGCCTTCTGCACCATTGACGCTTTGGCTTGCAGCTTGCATCTCTGCGGATTTCAGAGACTCAATAAAGTCTTTGGCTTCACCAGGACGAAAGCCAGCATCTTCTAAGTACTTGCCTGCTGCACCACCAGAAACCATGCTGGCCAAACCAACTGCTGCTTCAGGTACAGCAATAGCGCCTTTGAGCAGACTCAGTCCACCATCCACCGCCATCTGGGGTAAGCCAGTTGGTTGGATGCCCTCTTTGTTAGGAGCCACCATTGTGGCAATCTCTGCACGACGAGCATCAATCTTATTGGCGAAGCGCTCAGCCGCATCTGAGTCACTCAAGTACGTGCGATCTGCGGTAGGGGCGTTGAGTAGCTTCAGGTCATCCGCGTTGGCTATCCCCCATTGCTGGCGTTGGTAGGCTTGCTGCACAAGAGGGTCTGCCAAGCCACGGTTAAACCTAGCAAATTCATTGGCTGCACCTGATGCCAAAGCACCAGCACCAGTTGCAACTCCGGTGTAGGTAGCGACACCGCGATTAGCCAGAGCGCCAAAAGTGTCATTGGGGTCAAGTCCTAACTGCCCCACCACGGAATCAGCAACTGCTTTCTCACGAGCTACTTGTTGAAGTCTGCGGACTTCTAACCTGCTAATCTTGTCTCTACTGGCTTGCTGGAGAGATCTGTATTTGGACTCCACCTCACCCACAGTAGGGAGCCGAACTTCAGGGGTAATTGGCGTAGGCGAAATGCGTGACATAGTGTCATCGAAAGAGTCTTGCATTTAATTAGGCTTTCAAATGAAGTCCCTCTGTTGAGGGACTTTTGTTTTACTTCTTCGGTGGGAAAAGCGCTTTTTGAAGCTCTGCTCTTATGGCACGGTCACGGTTTTGTATTGCGCTTTGTGCAGCTTGCTGTTGCAACTTTGTGACGCGTTCGGTGTCCATACTATTTTTTAAGAAAGCCTCAATATCGCCAGCACGAGAGTCTTCAAAAAAGTTGTCGGTGTTCATCTCTGAACGTACTGCAGCCATCATGTCGTTTTTGGATGGTGTCAAAAACACTCCTGTACTGACTTCAATTCCTGTGGTGGCAGCCTTGTTAAGTAGGTTCTGGATGTCTGGCAGATCCTCAATCATGTTCGTGCCTTTGAACATTGCTTCAATGTCTTTGGCCAGCGTCTCGTAGTCACTACGAGCATTGGGGCTTCCAGGGGCATACCAGTTTTTAGAGTCAGTTTCTTCCTGCATCACGTCCATAGTGGCCTGTGCTGTGGCGGCTCGTACCCTATCGTTACCCACCAGTGCACCAACACTTGACGTGTCGGCTGCACCATTTATCAAATCGCCTGCATTGGTGATAGCTCTGTCGGAGAAACCTTGATCCTTTAGAGATTTCTTAAGCGCAGCAGCAGACTGGGTATTACCACTGAACATGGTGTCAAATGCTGGCATACCGGCAGCTTTACCGGCAGCAGTCAGAATTGCAATCTCAGAATCCGTCATACGAGAGCGGTCTGGTCCGCCGTCTGGGGCAAGATTAAATCCACGGGCCTTAGCCAAGACACCATACCCAGTCCGAACAGCAGCTGTTCGCTGCTGACTAATAGTTGCAAATCTTGCAGTACTTTCTGCAATCTTGCGGTCCTCTACTTCTTGATCAGCGGTTCGCTGTTGATTTGCCAGGTTAATGGCCTTTAGTTCTTGCTCAAGGACTGCTTGTGCGCGTGCTCCAGGAGCCAATAGCGCATTTGCTTTAGCGTTTTCTAACGCAACCGGGTCAATTTCAGCAGCCAACGTATCTGCAGTGTTCTGATTATTGCGGGTGCGGCCAGCGTCCCAAGCATCTTGAGCACTGTTGCCCCAATTAACGCCAGTATTAGCTGCGCGAAGCGCTGCTGCACCTACTGTGTCGCCGTTGGCTACCAATTGGTTGTGCTGCTCAATCATGGGTGCATCAGCAAACGTCTTTTGACCTGTAGCAAACGTATTGCCTGCGGTGGCTTGCGTCTGCAAACTGGTAATACGCGCCTCTTGGGCACCACGCACTGCAGCTTGATTACGTGGGTCTAGTGACGCCAAGCGTTGATCCAACACACCTGACATACGAGCTGCTTGCAACTCCTCTGGTGTCTTGTAGCTTTGAACCAAGTTCAGGTACTCTTCCTGGCTTGCTTGTCTGCCACGGTCAGCCACGCCTTGATTGACCTGTTCTCTGTTTGCCAAAATAGATGCGAACTTATCTAAGCCCCCAGTCAGATTTTGTCCTGCAGACTCCATGCCCCGCATGGCAGCATCATTAGATGGCGCGTTTACGTTTTGCCAAGTAATAGGTGTTGCCATTATTTGACTCCGTACTTGGACATGTAGTCCGCTGCTGCCATGGAGTCAGGACGCTCAATGTTGCGGCGTGTCTGGCGATCTTCTAAGCGAGAGTTGGTCAAGCCACGCTGTGCGTCAAAGTTCTGTGCGTACTGGCTTTTGTTCTCAGCGAACATGTCTTTGGCCAAGCCGTATTGCTTTAAGCCCATAAACAGATTTGCTGCACCAGTTGCTGCGCCCACTGCTAGACCACCCCAGCCAGGATTTTCTCTAGTGCCAATCATGTTGTCAAAAAAACCACCACCCGCCCCACTTCCCCCAGCAGGAGCAATTGGGTTGGTCATGTTGTATCCACCTGCACCAGCTGCTAGGTTACTTACGTTAAAGCCACCCATCTGAGGCACTTGAGTTCCTCCATACACAGAGTAATCTTGTGGACCAAAAGCACCGTTAGCGCCATTAGCAGCCAAAGGCGGCGTCATGTAGCCTTGCATTGCTTGAAGGTTAGTAGCAGGATTAAGTTGCTTTATACCAAACCCACTAGTTGAGTTGTATTTAAGCCCATTCGTTGAATCCGTTGGATATCCCATTATTACTTTCTCCTATTGTTTCAATTGATTCGTCTAACTTCGGAAGAGTGAGAGCGATATCCACGTAGGAGGAAATTGCGCTAATACTTAATACTCCGACATTGCCGGAGTGAACAGTTCTATTATAAAAGTCTTGTGGGCTTTCCCCAAATATTACGAACGGACTTAGAAAACTAGTTGACTCTAACAGTTTATTAGCTTCGTCCAATGTTTTAGTTTGTTCTTCCATGAATTGAAAAAACCCTTGCTGTTCCAGCAGCAAGTCAGAGAACATATCCTGTATCACAGCACCGTTTAATCCAGTAGCAAAACTAACTAACTGGTTGGCTGTAGGCACACCTGCCATACCTGGCGATGTGGCAAAGTGATGCGCAGCATAAACTACTAATGCAATAGCCAGTATTGTCGCTACATCTGCGCCTACTAATTTCACTATTAGTTTAAATACAGCTGGCATGACATAGAGCGTTATTAATATTGACGCAACTATAGCGGCTGTGCCAGTGAGTCCTAAGTAAACCCCCATGGTGGCACCACCATCCACAACAATCATGACGATAGCGACAATTAACATTAAGGTCTTGAACGCGCCAGTCTGATACCACTTAACTTTGGTTACAGTAATTACCAGCGTATTAAAAATAAAGTGCATCGACCGTGCGTAAAGCGTCTCCCTTTCTTGAATTGTCCACTGGCTGCTAATTGACATATCAATGGGAATTAACAAGATCTCGTCTGTTTCATCACCTGTTGTGGTGTATTGACCAGAGACGAAATAAGTCATGCTCAGGTCTAGCACTGTCACTTCTTCATACAGCACAGATGTGATTTGTTTTTTGTACACATGCTCTTTAAACAAGCGAGTACTGGTGACATCCTCGCCAAGGTCTACGTCATAGGCTGTCTCGCTTACTGAGCGTGTGCTGTATGCGCTGCTATGTGTACCTAATTTCCCAATAGAACCCACTACTAAACGCTTAGTGATGCCTCCAATGCTCAGCACCATCTTGAATTGCTTATCCTGAATCAAGAAAGCTCTTCGCTTGCCTTGAACAGCGTCGGGCTGTAAACCGGACAAGTCGCTGCGGTTGAGTGCTGTGTAGGAAGACGTGCCGTCATCCATGGCGTAGTTCATGGCCTCAAAGTAATCAAACAGATAGCGGCACTCCACCGGATCAGTAGTTACAGCTGGCACGGCCATGATCATCATGGCTTGCTGAACATCGTCGATGTCAGGATTACTGTCGATGCCTTTGGCTACCGTATCAAAATCCATCCCAAAGTACTTTGTCAGCGTTCTGCTGGTCTTGTACGCAGGCGTAGTCTTGTCTTGAATGACCGACTGCTTGTTGTTACGAAAGTAGACAAATGGGAAGTACGTTCCATTGACCACTGTCTTTTCTGCAAACACATCATCAAGCGTTGGGTGAGTGCCTGTGCCTTGCGCATAGATGAAGTATTTGACTACGTCGTCGGCTACATACTTGGCTTGAAAGTAGTTTTGATCAGCGGAGTAGTCATTCAATGAAATGCTCAATGAGCCTTCATAAGTATGACTACCAGACTCCCACACATAAGTGACTGCGACATACAACTCTGTAGCCGCAGCATTGATGAACACAGGCGATGACTCCACCACCTTCTGTAAACCAATAGATCCATTAGACGTTCGCTCAGGCGTGAAGCCTGCTTTAGCGCTGATACCCCACTGAGCCAACACATCTGGCTCATAAATGCTTTGTAAATGGGCAGGTACTACAACTACCATGTCTTTGAGATAGACGGGCGTGCCTTTAGTAGCAGTCAGACCTGCAAGCTGATTAGTTGTGTGGCTGTAACCGTGATCCTGAATTAGCTTGACCCAGCCTACATGCAACGCATTGGCGGGCCCATGGCGTGAGTACTCAGTCACAACTTGCTGTCCCTCAGCCGCCTCAATCACTGCTTCTACTTGTGCCCATCCTTGGGTCGATGAGTAGATTTCCCCAGAAGGTAATCCGTGCGTGTAGTGCTTTTCGGCGTAAGCGTAAGCACGCTCAGCGCGCACACCCAAACTACCGATCAAGTCTTCAATCACGGTATCGGTCACATTTTCTTCGCGCAAGATTGCCTTGATCACGCCGGTCTTGATAGCGTCTGGAAGGTTATCGTCTTCAATCAAACGCTGCGCAACTGTAGCCACGTCGATAGTCGTGACTCTTTTGCTTTTAAATGGATTCCATCCCATGACCGCTCCTGTCTTACTGATGCACAGCTGAAGAAAAAAAGGGGAGCGATAAGCTCCCCTTGGTACTGGCTAGCTGCGCTTTAAGCTCCGACACCAGCAAGCAACTTAGTTACAGCTCGTCCAACAGAGGCGTCACTCAAGTTGTTGACCCCATCTGCTGGCGCTGCATCAGGGTCAGTTGTACGGCGCACATTCCAGGTATCCACCATGACCTTGGCTGCTTTTTGCTCAGCGTCTCTGGTGAAGCCACTGGTTTGAGCCAAGTACAGCTGCTTTTGTCGACCGACTACTGAGTTGTCATCAACACCCAAAGTCGTAACCTGCGCACGCTCAGTAGCTGTCTTTTGAGCCAACAAGCTAGTCTCTTGAACAGTCTTGAGGTTGGTGCTCTGCAGCACATCAAACTCTGCACGCAGCTTGCACTCTTGGGCTACCAGCACGGCACCTTCCAAAATGGCATTGGCTTTTTGCTGGGTGACGAGCGCAGTCTGCGCTTGCAACTGCAAGATCTGCTCACTCAGCACTTGGGCTTCCAAGTCTGTTTTTTCCTTGGACAACAGCAACTGCAACGAAGTCTGCATTACCTGAGTGAGCATCCCCAAATAGACCGTTGAGTACTCTGATCCTTTGATGCGACCTTTGGCAAACTCTGACTCTAAGTGCGCCGCATTGGCACGCATCAAGACATCAAAGATGCCTGTCCCATCAACAGTGGCTTGAGTCAGGTCGTTTACAGAAATAGTGGTCATAGGTCTATCCGGGCAGGGTGGAAGTTTAGGCGATGGACTTGCTCATGGCTTGGCGTTGAGCCAGGTCATACAACTCATCTTTGGTCAATGGCTCCATCACTTCAATTGCAAACTCTTTGATGAGCTTGCCTTTGCGTGTGGTGTTGCCGCGTGCATCTCGCACAGCCACAAAGATCTGGCACTGGCGCTCTTTCATTTGCTCAAAGATGATGCGTGGCACATGCCAGCCTTCTTCGGCATTGAAAGGTACGAACTTCTTGACGGAGCCAATCAGTGAGTTACCGCAGGTGAAGATCTCGCCTTCCCACTCCGACTTAGCAGGGTTCATGCAAGACACGCGGATCCGCACCAACTCATTGGCCTGACGTTTAAGACGAAGGCGTTTGGCACTTAATGTCTCAACTTCAGAAGCAGCTGCTTCAACTTTGTCTTCAGCTGCTGGAGATTCAGTGGTGTCGCTTAAAGCAGCGGCTACCTTGGTTTTGAGTTTTTCTAAACCAATAGCAGGGTGGTATGTCACACCTAGCATGTCGGCTCGCGCCTTTAAGGTGGTCAGCTCGTCTTGCACAAGTGGCTGCTCGTTGTCGTTGTCGATATCAGACATTGCGATTCCTCAATATGGAGATAAAAAGATACTTAAAAAAAGGGAGCGAGCTTGTGGCCCGCCCCCTCTTAGTCTTGCTTACAGACGGGCAACAGTCTTGATCAAGGCAATACGCTCAGGACGCAAGGCCATGAAACCGTAGTACCACTTGATGCTCATGAAGCCTGTCTCACCGTAAGGATCATTGCGGTCAGCAGTAGCCTCACCTGGCGCTTTGTGAGTGATCTTGAACTTCACGGTCTTACCATCGGTTTGGAAACCAACAGTCGTGAAGGACTCGTCACCCACCACCAAGATTGGGAACACGTCGAACTGATTACCTGTTTCGTAGTTGGCAGAATCGGCAGAAGCATCTGCACCAGCGCCAGCCCACTTGACCATCTCAGGAACAACCACCAAACGGAACTGGTCAACAGCACCGGCTTCACCGCGCAGAGTCTCACCACCAGCGGCGTACTTCTCAACAGCGATAAATGCTGGGTTGTCATGCAAATCCTTCATGGCTTTGAAGGTTGGCAGCAACTCAGTGCCGATATAAGCCACACGAGCTGATGGCAAGACACGGGTATCAACCATGCGCGAGCCATTGATCACCTTGGTGTGCTTAGGCGTGCGGTTGTTGTCCAAATCAATAGACAACTGCATCAGATCTTTGTAAGTCACTAGATCATCTGCGCCCATACCGGCATTTGACGTGGCAGTACCTGCGTACTTGATCACACCAGCAGCGCTGAGCAAGTCAATCTGTAGCGAGTCTTCGGTGATCTCGTTTGCGCCCATGATCATCTCGCGATTGATGTGGGACATGAGTTCTGCATCGGTGTCGAAGTCCAGAGATTCCTGGGTGTATTCGTCAAAGAAGCCAAACTTCTCCAAAGTACCTTCAATTTCCTTACGCTTGAAGCCCACGCGGTTGACTCGGCCACCAGACTCAGACAACACAGGCAATTTGCCAGTGATGGTGCCGATGTCTTTGGACGAACCGTACAAATTACCGCCAGCACTGGTTACGCCTGCAGCGTCGATACCTTGATCGTTGATGTTGCCGTCATCGAGCAAAGGCAAGTAGTGGTAACGCTTGATTTTCTTGCCCATGTTCTTAGGCATTGAGACTACGTCGGCCAGCTGGCTGAAGTACTGCTCTTTTTGAGCTTCGATCAGAGCTTTCTTCTGATAAAACTCATTGGTGATTTGCGAGCCAACGGTCGAAGCCGTGGCTGGGGGTGCATTAAATTGCATAGACATAGTCAGTTCCTTAATGAATTAATTAACGGAACCTGTTATCAGCAAGTTTGCTGAATTCCTCATCCGACAAAGCCAATGGATTGAAATCCTTAATAGCCGTCGTTGGGGCAACAGGTTTAGTGGAGCTTGCAGCTCGCCTTTTATCGTTTAGCTTGTCGTCTTCAACCTTCTTCGGTTTAGGTTCCACAATTACAGGAGGCAAAGGTTGTGGTTTTTCTTGACCATTGGTCAAATGATTAAACCCACCTCGCGCCTGAATAGCATCACCTACGTGCCGGTAAGACTCAATATCAGACAAACCATTTAAGCGACCAAACATGCGCTCACTTTCCACCTCTTTACTGATCAAGTCGTAAATGCCCGACTCCATGTGGGCATTAATAACCTTCAACAGTTGCGGTGTCTGTGAAATAACTTGTTTGCTTGCACCGTCCCACTTCTGACTGACTACGTCAAGCGTCCGGGCATACGTCGGAGTATCTTGAATTTCATCAAGAACCGTATCCAGATCAATCTCTCGGTCGTCAACAGCGTGAATTTTCGGTCTGTACTCGCCTGCTTTTGTAGCGTCAAGATCCATAGGATCCATTCCGCTTTCCTGAACTAGCTTGTTAATTGCGGCTGGATTCTTTTTATCCAGGTCAATTAAAAAGCTGAGCTTTTCTTCACTCATCAAGCCGTTGTTTTCCAACAGCTTCATGATTTTAAGATTCGGCTTTAAAGCCGCCATCTTCTTGTTGTAGTTTGCACCCATTTGCATGAGTGCAATTGCATCTTCTGCAGACCTGACTTGGATCTCACGGCCATTGGCTTTGAACGGCGCAATCAGGCGCTTATATTCAGCCTCGTAGTCCACCTTGTCTTCAGGAGCCTGGTCAGCTTCAGGAGCCGTAGCTTCTGGCGTAACCTCATCCGACTGTGCAGCTTCGGGCGTCGCCGAATCGGCTCCTTCGTCAGCTGCTTCGTCGTCTTCGTCTGCGTCATCCTCAGCTTCAGCTTCAGGCGTCTTGGCCTCTTCCTCAGCATCTTCTAGGTCTTCAGCATCAGCTGCCTCACTAGCTTGAGCAGCAGGAACTTCCTCAGATGGGGCACCTGCTGCCATCATCTCGGCGTCCGACATACTCAGATAATTAGTCTGATCAGGCGCAGCAGTTTCTGCGTCAGGGATATCAATAACAGCATCTGACATTATTCAAGTTCCTCTGCAAGCAATTCATCACGGGCTTCTTCATCGGCAGCAATAGATTTGCTGGCTTGATTAGCCTGAATAAATATGACATTGAAATACTGATGCAATGCGCCTACCGCATCCATTTGTGTAAGGATGGACTTCTGTGTGTCCACACTTTGCATATTTCTATCTGCCTTTAGATGAACCAACCGAATGGCTTCTTTCTCAAAGAATCCATCAAGGATTATCTTTTTAAAGTCCTTGTTATTTTTTAACCGCTCCAATGCATCGCCATTTTCCACCAAGCTCTTGGCTTGTTTAATATTTCGCTCAATCTCTTGGATTGTGTCATTACTCATGGATCTACCAGTGCTATAGAAGTTAATAGAGGAGTTTACTGAATTAATACAGTAAACGCCCTGTACTATATATCAAATTTAAATCATCGCGCACGAAGATATTCTTTTAGTAAATCAGAATTACGATCTTCATTAACAAATGAACGGTCTATTAGCTTTAATTTGGCTTGGCTACGAGCCTGTTCACCATGAAGTTCCTTGGCCCGTTCCTGTTGTACGCCAGATTCCTGTTCAACAAACTCCAAGTTCTTTAAGTCAGTATCTGAACTAATATATTGTTGTTTAACCTGCTCAGTACCTGCTTTAGCCATATCTAACTGGGCACCTGATTGACGCTCACCTGCTTGTGCACGGGCATTCTCAATTTGGGCTTGAAGTAATTCAATCTCCAGCTCAGCTTTCTTTTGCGCCATTGGATCAGGCTGGGGCTGGTAGGATTCAATCTTATGGGCCAGGTCTGGCATCTTTCTCAGGCGAACAATATCCGCCAATATCATGTTGCGCAGTTCACCATCCATGTTGTTGCCAATGGTTTGCAACATGAAAGCCAACTCTTCAACCTTGTTGTTGTCCTCTTCCGCTGTGGAAATAGACAAGCGCAAGTCAAACTTGCCTGCAAGGTCATCCTTGCGCACAGTGACAAACTCTTCATTGGTCACGCGGACAACTTCCTCATCCGACAGGAACTCTGCGTTCATGCTGATGATCTTGCGACCAATCTTGATGAAGCCACTAGACAAGCGGCGAAGGATCCCAAGCTCACGCTTAGAAGCTGCATCTAATGCACCGCGCACACCTACCGCCACATCCCCCAAACCTTGGCCTGAGACGCCTTGCGAATAAGCTTTCACACCAGTTAGGGACTCAGCTTCCATGTTTTGGAGCTGCAGCATGAACTGTGCAGACTGTGGGATTTCTGGGTAAGTGTGCATATACACCCCTTGGCGCGGATCGACATTGGCATTGAACTCATAGTCCAAGCCTTTGTCATACTTCCTGCGGTTGGTGGTGTCGAGCATGTCTTTGCGAATACCCGTCTGGCCATTGGCCGACTTACCCATGATGTCAATCATGCCCCGCGTTACAGCGCCGATCACGCGCTGGTTGTCTTCCAGCAGCGCACCATCTGGCTCACCATAGTTGGACTTGCGCACAGGCAAGTACTGCTCCATCACAAATGGAATCTCTTTGTCTGGGAATGGGTTGTCTTCCAGACGAACCATGGTGTCACCTACCCAAGCCGCCACAATGGGCTTGATTAACCCGGAGCCATCAATGTCTCTGAAACCCCAGTACTCATAAACCACAAACTTCTTACGTGGCTCATCAGTGAAGTTAAACGACTGGGTGTCACCGGCTGCCGTGTGGTCAGGGGTGCCCAAAATAGAGTTGGCCTCCACATTAATCCGGTCCAGATTCTTGTACTTGGAATCTTTCTTGAGTTCAGCAAGCGAAGACTCAAAGCTATACACCAGGAACTTGGCCTTGCTGATATCTCCATTGCAGGTCGGATCTATCACCACGTTGCGGTAATCGCAGACTTCCACAGTAGGAAAGTTCTTAACCGTCCTCATCTGCTTGACTGTCTTCTCCCCAATGATGACTGGCTCAATCGGCTGACCTTGCTCCATCGTCAGGTCATGCGCCTCTTTCAGCTCATCTGGCACATTGGTGGCGTACTCACTAGGAGAGCTTTCCATTAACTGATGCAACTGATCGTGCAGTGGGCCCATCTCAGGGTTAACCTGGAACTGCACATCCGGCACAGTAACTTCGATTTCTTCTTCCTCAAACTGCCAGCCCACTCGCACAATGACTGTGCCTTCGTCGACGGCTGCACGCACGTACTCATCAATGAACTTGGTCTTGTCGATGCGGTTGTTGATCTGGTGGTTTAAAACCAGTTGGTTTTGCTGTGCAGCTTTACGGTCTTCAAAGGTCACGGGCTTGACGTTATACACATCGTCCGTGCTCAGAAATGGCTCACTGAGTGAAGCGTAGCGCCACTCTGCTTGCTTGCGGATGAGCTTGGGCACAATGCTGGAGCTGCCTTTGACCACCGGCATCTTCGCTTTGCCTGTGACGTTCAAGTTGTCCAGCCACTCATTGATCTTGATGACCTGGGAGTCGTGGATAGGCTTGGCGTCTTGAAGATCTTGCTTTAGATCTTTGACGGTTGGAGCTTTTTTCCAGTCGGTGAGTGGCTTGCTAGCTGCGTCTGAGGAAGTTTTTAGTAAATTCATGGGGTATTTCCTTTATGCCCAGCCACGCGAAGAGAACCTGGTGTTTTCGCTGCCCTGATCTACTTGTAGGTTCTGCAGCTCCAGCTGCTGACAGGTTTGTTCGTATTTGACGGCGTAGTTGCTAGATGCGTCGAACTCGTTGCTCATACCAATGGGGTTGTTTACCCGACTGGCCACAAAATACAAGAGTGCTTCTTGGTAAGCGTCAGGAAGTTCCAGCAGGACCATCTCAGGATCAACGTCTTCGGTGGCAATCTTGAAATGGTTGGCCCGGTACACCACTTCCAGCGTCTCTGTTTTAAGCCATTCCGGCAAATCTCTTGCGCGTAGCACCACAGGCAAGGGCACGCGCAGCGTGGTCGCAGCCGGAGTCATGACCGAAAGTGGATTGGACCTGTCGTTCAGAGCCATCTCAACGCCCAAGTCAGTAAGGACTTGTTCTACTTTGAGCAGATCGTCCTGGAACGGCTGCACGGCAGAGTCCATCAAGTACTTAATAGGTTCTCGTGAGCGAGTGTTAGCAGTCGCAAACTTACGGTTCAACGAATAAGTGCTGATCGAAGGATCCAGCTGCACAGTGAGGCGGCCTTCTTTTAAATCAAACCGTTTGTACAGTGATGTCAGACCTAAACTGACATGCGACAGAACTCTGGTGTAATTAGTTGCATTAATAACTCCAGTTCCGGCACCGCCAATATTAAGCTGAGCCAGTTCGCCATAAGTTAATTGATCGAATACTTCTTGAAGCGTCATACCTAATCCTTAAACAATATAGGAGGCAATACGATCCGCAGTGTCCTCCTGGACATCGAGATCCCACATACCATTTGATTTACCAGAGGAAATTAACGGCGCTTCTTCAGAGGGTTTCCATGGTGTCAGTGAAGACAACATAGATACAGTATCCAGAAAGTCATCGTGCTTGCTTCTGAAACCAGAAACAGATACCAAGCTTAATTCATTTATCGCCTCTGCAATTGTAGCTTCGGTCTTCCTTTCTATTGGGAAAAATATCTTTCGTGCTTTGAACAAAGGCACCACGGTATTAAAACGTACCATCTTGTTGGTATTGGGTCTGATTCCTGGCTTGGTATCATTTCCTTCGCTAGCAAGAGGGAAGTAAATATTGCGTTCCAGCATTTGTCCTTGGATCCATTGGATGAATCCACCCTGCTGACCAGTAACCTCAATCCCCACAGACTGGGGTTTGTATATTTGTGCGAGACGGAATAAGTCATCAATGTTCTTGTCCATTAGTTGGCGTTTACAAATACCATCTACCCAAAGCCAATCACCTACATTGTTGTAGGCCCAGACACTAATAACAGAGAAGTCTGCTTTATCTTTCTCAGATGTAGCAAAGTCAGTGGTAACATAGAAATTAAAGCGAGACTTATTGCGGATAACTGCGTCTAGTTTGTACCAGCCGATATCTCCGTCTTGAATCATGCGATCCTCATCGCTCATAATTCGCAGCATTAATTCCTGGTTAAAAGTTTCCACCTTGCCGGACTTGACTGCTAGGTCGTACTGCTCTTTGACATAGTCAAACGTGAACCGGTCAGGCCAGCTACCCTTGAATTCCTCCCGCGTGCAGGGGTATGCCTCGCACACAGGGAACACATTGACCATCCAAGCACCAGACTCCACCGCTTTGTACAGAGGATCTTTTGCATTAAACGGTGTGCCCGACCAGATAATCATGTTTTTGGTTGGGTGCAACGCATAGTTCACAGCCTTGTAGACCGTGTCTTCCACAGCAGACACCACAGTGGCAGAGCGAGCATCCTCATCGCTGATCAAGTCATCGAGCACTGCCAGCTGTGGGCGCTTACCCATTTCCTTGGCTCCTCGCACACCAGTCTTGGCGCCGTAGCCTTTGACAATAAATACTTTGCCGTCTGCGTTTTTGAACTCCCAGCGGATGTCTGTGAAGCGGATAACCGGGATGTACTCCTTGAGGAACTCAGAGTTGTCGTGCCTAAACTCCAAGTTCTTTCTCATGTTTTTGACACCGTTCTCAATGGAGTCAGACACGTACAGCGCCAAATCAATCCGGCCAAAGCCAGGAATCTCGCCGTACACAGCGATGTACAGGAACAAGTACTCACCCATCACAGTAGTCTTGGCAATCCCCCGGTGGCACAGGTTCACCACCCGCCGCCCACCATTGGTCAACGTGTCAAGCATCCGGTAATGCACCAATGGCGTCTTGTGCTCTTCGCCCTGTTGGCCATTGACCAGCTTGATAAAGGTGACAAACTCCAGCGCAAACTCACTTGGAACGTACTTGGGATCTACCGCGTAGTTAGTGGCGTTGAGATACTCCTCTACTTTCCAAGGAGCTAAGGCTGCAGCGACAGCATCGGTGCTCAAGTCGAAGCGTCCATACCGTTAAAAGCTTGGAAGCCAGTGGGTGTGCGGTCCTTGTTCATGTAGCCAACCATGCTCATAAAGTCAGGGACATTCAATGGCATAGGCTGGTACGCCGCAGTTTGTGTAGCCATTGGTGGAGCAACCCCCGAAGCACGGCTGCGAATCAGAAACTCCTGCCATGCGTCAGGTACCTCAAACGCAGGCATTTGGCTAGGCACAGGCACAGGCGCAGAAACCGCAGGAGAAACGGCAGAAGGTACAGGCGTAGCGTCAGCTATTTCTACAGCTGCCGGGGCTTGTGCATCTTGAGCGAGCATTAGTCCTGGTACAGGTGGGACATTCGCAGGACCAATGCGCCTTGCTACTTGCGCAGCGTACTTAGCACCTTCGCCATATCCAGCTAGCCCACCAATTAAACTGCCAGCACTTTTGCTGCGGCCAGACAAGTAATCACTTGCAAACCGCAGCTGCTCTGTAAAAGACTTATCCGCCAATGGTTTAACACCATAGCCTGGATCTTTAGCTGTAGATTCCAATAAACCGAATGGACCAAACGCTGTAGATACTTTGCCAGTATGTCCAGCAATTCTTTTACCTTTGGCATTTGGTGCATAGTGATAAGCAGTAGGGTCTTTTAAATACTTATCCATTTGCCCACCCACTTCTTGCGTCATTAATGACTGCATTGTTCCCATGGGAAAGCCTTTACGCTTATCTTCTGCGGCCAGAATAGCAACCATATCATCTGGTAATGACAAGGCATTTGATTTTCTTTGAGCGGTGGCCATAGTTAACCTTTTTAGTCTGAACGCAATGCCTATAGTGTAATTCGGTTAGCTATTTATTAACCAATCAAATTACTTCCTTGGCTTCAACATCTACAACTTGAATTCTGGAATGTGCAATCTGCTGTGCATTCATTGACCCAGACTCCATACTCAAGCGCTGCTGTCGGGCTAGCTCCATAGTTGCCATCCTGAGTTGGGCAATAGAAGAGTCTTCCTTAATCCCAATCTCCAGCTCCACTTTCTGTGTTTCAGGCATCTTCAGCTGTGTCAGCAATGAATTAGCAGCGTCACTCCTGACCTTCTCACTCTTGGCATGAACCATGAGTTCAGCCTGCACATTCAACGCTCGCTGATATAGATCTTGGTTCAGCACATAGCTTGGAATAAGCGTCTGCTCAAAGATTAAGTTAACCAGCTTGCTTTTGTTGTACGCAGTGACATAGGAAGCAATGTCCTTAGCCTGCACGCCTTGGGCCACGAACCTGGCGTACTTGTCAGGGAATGACTTGGTGTAAGCCTCAATGTTGCTGCACCCCATGAGCTTATGGCTCACATACCGAACTGCATCCACATAGCCGCCCACCTTAAATCGGCCATCAGCCATTACCCGTGTGTAACTCAGCAGGTTGTCTCGGTAAGCCTCAAACATCTCAGGATCGGCCAAGGTGTTATTAACTGAATCAATTAATTCTTGGTTCACAGACTTCTTCACCTTATCTGGTAAAGCCTGCTTGAATTGTTCAATAGTAAGTGCCGTCATGTATATCCAATAGTTAATGTATCGGGTGTGTATGGTACGGCATTATATATAAACCAAAAAAAGAAGGAGCCGAAGCTCCTTATTAAATCCTACTACTAATCACCATCAACCAGTGGTCAGTATATACAAAGCCAAAAGTTATGTGGAAATAGTATGCAAAATTTTAGGACCGCAGGTTTTTACATAATTTTAAAAATGGGTATGGAGGTAGGACTTATTAGTGCGGAGCACTAAAACTCAAATACCCCCCCCCTACACATGGCCTACAGCCATCCAGTGGGTACGTACCCCAGTTCATTAATCCTATAGGAGTTCACTATGTTCCGTTCATTAAACATCATGTTCATTTCATTACTTGATGGCATGACCTACCTTTGCCTAGCATTCGGCAATATCACCAAGTGGTCAGAGGAAACCTCTGGCGTCTTCCTAGATCAGGCTCGCCTCGATCGTCAAAAGCAACTCATCGCTCAAGAGCGTGAAGTCCAAGCTCTCATTAGCCAAGCCTAATACAACGCCATCCTTCGGGGTGGCTTGTAACTTCCTACACATAGGAGTCCAACACATT